CAGACCCTGACGACTGGAGTTCCTTCGACTGCCTGCAATGTTCTTTTCGCTCTCGGGGACACATACTCTTCATACGGGGGTATCACGCTTGAGGTTCAGTACGTCCATGTCCGCGCCTACAGCGCCGCCCCGCCATCGCTCCTCCGGACGTCACGGGGGGTGAACCCCGCCTACGCTGGACTGGCGCGCCTTACCGGCAGCGCTGCGGCAGATGACGGGGTGATCCAATTCGCCGGGGTCGGATCAATCCGGGTCGTTGGTGACGAGAGGGAGACCTTCGCCGGCGCGGGGTCGTTCGCCATCGAGACCTCGGTGCGGAGCCCGATCACGGCTGCAGGCGCAGCCGGGGTGGAGGCAGGTCTCAATCTGAGGCCTCCGGTGGCTATCCCGGGGGTCGGGGGCATCGCATCTGAGCCGACACGCATGCACACCCCGCTCGTCATAGAGGGCGGCGAGGGGTCCGCCTACGTCGCGCCCACGCCGGTGCAGTTCGATGTCTGGCAGTACCGGTTCGAGAGCCTCGAGGTCTCTCGGTCGGCGCAGGACGCGCTGTGGCGGTGCGACGGCCAGATCAACGGGCTGCAGGCGCCGCTGGCATACAAGTCGTTCACGGTCAGGGTCCCGGACCACAACGGGGTCCTCCGGACGATCTTCTTCGGGTTCGTTCCCGGGCGGGACTATGTGCAGGCCGTCGCCGCGGACGGGTCGACGGTGCAGGGGTTCGACGCCGGGTTCTACCTGACCCGGCAGTACCTGCCGAATGGCGACCTGTTCTACCCTGCCAAGTTCCTGTGGACGCCGATGAGCCTCATCAAGTACTGGCTCGGCGAGGAGACCACGCAGGCCGGCAGCCCGTCCTACTGGGAGCGGGTCTCGGGCATTATGCCCTACCGAATCCACAACCCGTCGACATACGGACACTCCTACACCCCGAAGGACTGGAACTTCCAGCCGATGACGACGAAGGCGCAGGCGATCCAGGAGGTCTGCGAGTACTCGGGCATGGTGTTCCTGGTCAAGTGGCGCTCCGTGAACGGGGCGATGACGCCCTGCGCCTACCTGGTGCACCAGGACGACATCGACCACGCGACCCATGGGCTCGACCTCCCGCCGATGGTGACGTTCACGCACCCGGACCCGCGCATCGCGAACGGGGTTCGGGCGACCCTGCAGTCCGACGAGAAATACAACAGGATCGAGGTGCGGTCGGCATCCCCGAGCGGGGCGTGGTTCCACGCTGTCCGCGAGACGGCGGCGCTGCAGGCGGGCGAGGAGCTGCCGATCGAGTACCTCGAGGAGCGGTCCGACCTGCCGATCGACGCCGACCACGGCGGCTGGTGCACCGCCCGGGCGGATGAACTCTATGCCTACTACACGGCGTACTCCTACACCTACACCCTGACCCTGATCGGCCGCACCGACCTCGAGCTCTACCAGCGCTGTCGGTTCTATGGGTTCGGCGTCATTCCCGACGGGGACGTCATGCGGATCGTCGCGATCCGGTACGACGTCAGGCCGACGCACACCGAGGTGGAGATCACCGTCACGCCCGACTCGAGGCTCTCCGACATCCGGCGGCTGCAGAGGTCGCAGGCTGCTGACGCGGTCTCGGAGATGCAGGTGATCGCGAGGAGCCAGATAGAGGGGCTGGCCACGGGGGAGATCGGCACCGTGATCGAGATCGATGGTGGCGAGGCTGTGGTGGAGCTCGAACGAAAGGCCGGGTCGACAATGCGGGGGCGGATAATAACATGACACCGGCAGAGGAGGGCGACCGGGCCATAGTCGTGCCCCTGCGTGGCGGCGGCCGAGTCGCGATCGACCCCGGCCAGATCTCCGTGGGATCCCGGGTGGTGCTGCTCCGCGACCGCACCGGGCGCGCCAGCGCCGCCCGCATCGCTAGTCCCTCTTTCGGGGACACCGTGGCTCTCTATCCCATTCAGGCCGGTGGACGGGTGTGCCTCACCCCACTCGGCGGCGGTGGCGCAGTAGTCGTCGTCCCACCCCTTCAGGGGTTCACCGCCACGACGGCCAGTCTTGAAACGGTGCTGTTCCGCATCACCCATCACCCTGACCATACCGCGGCGAGGATCGTGCAGAGGAACGATCGCTTCCCGACTGACCTGGAAGACGGCGAGCTCGTGTACGAGGGGGCGCAGACCCAGATATCGCGGAGCATCGACCCGCTGGAGCAATACTACTACAGTGCATGGGGGAAGACCAATACCCGGTACTCAGACGAGTACCTCACCCAGCAGGTAGTCCCTACGGGGGGCGTGACCCTGCCGCACCTGATCAGTAGGGGGTACTCCTGGTTTGACTGGCCGGTGTACTACGGCCCATACACTTTCTGGTGGGACGGGACGGGAAAGGTGTTCATCGATGCCGATGATCCCATTCATCCACGGGCTGTCTCGCTATGGGGCACCGCTACCGCCGTGACTGACCAGGGGAGCGTCACCGTGGCCTGGGGCTCGACGTCGTGGGTGTACAAGGAGTTCGACATTACGCCGATCCTCGCTCCCGGGTTTAATTCCCTGAGGTTGAATATTGTAGAGACCCAGTCAGGGTGGGGGTGTGGATTTAACACAGATGCGTGGATAAACCAACACCCCCTACCATGAGGACACCGCGGCGCCTCCAGGGGCCGCACCATTTTTTACCTGGTGCTCCTCATAGCCCTGTGAGAGAGACATCATGCCGCTACTGATTGCTATCGCACTGATCGCGGTCTTCGCGCTGACCCTGGGCATCGGGGTGGTCGGGATCGTGAGGCTGAAGCAGGGCGCCGAGCCCGGGAGCCCCGTGGACGAGTTCTGCGGGGGCGCCGAGGCCCTGGACGAGATACACACGCTGTTCGACGGCGTCTACGCCCGGTGGAACGGGCTCGGGCCGTGGGAGGCGCCGCTGAACATGCCAGACGACGAGCGGGCCGTGTGGATCCGCGAGCGCCGGTACGCCCGGCTCGGGTGGATCGTGACCGACATCGTCGTCCGCACCGGGTGCTGGCTGAACCGCCGGTTCGGGCGGGGCTGAGCATTGGCGACCGTGCCGTGGCGAGCGGGCGTCGTGGTGGGCGTGGACCCGGGGGTGACCACCGGGCTCTGCGCCTACGTCGACGGGGAGTTCGCCGGGGGCGAGGAGGCCACCACCTACGGCCAGGTCGAGGAATTCATATCCCTGTGGCAGCCATACACTATAGTCATCGAGGACTTTGTGCTGCGGAGGGGCAGGGCGTGCGAGTACCACGCTCCGATCCGCATGATCGGGGTCGTGGAGTACATCTGCGGGCTGCGGGGCATACCCATGGCGGTGCAGTCTCCGTCGATCCTCGGCATGGCCCGGCACCTGGTCCAGGGGGTCCACAGGAGCGAGCACGTCAGGTCGGCGTGCGCGCACGTTGTGTATCACCTCAGCAGGAGGCGACGACGTGGCAGAGGTGCAGATAAACGGCCGAGGGCGGATGACCCTCGCGTCGAAGAGAGTCCCGGCGACGCTCCGGGCGTATGAGGGCCAGAGGCGCCACCACTATTCTTTCCCCGTGTGCGGGGACATCCTGAGGCGGCTCCTGGCCGACGACCCGGACCTGGGGATCTCCGAGCGGCTCTGGGAGCGGCTCGACGCGATCTCCCGGCAGCAGGCCGAGGCGCTCGAGATCGCCGGCATGGACGACGCCTGCGGCGACCGGAGGCTCCGACCGTACCAGCGCGTGGCCGTGAAGTGGCTGTCCACCGTCCGCCGCGGCATCCTGGCCGACGAGCAGGGCCTCGGCAAGACGGTCGAGGCGTGCTGCGCCGCGGCGATGCTGGCGCCCGAGAGGGCGCTGGTCATCTGCCCGACGGCCAAGATCGGCGACTGGGCGGAGCACGTCGAGAAGTGGGTGCCCGGCGCCCGGGTGGCCCGCCTGGAGGGCGACGCACAGGCCAGGGCCGACGAGGTTTCGCGCTGGCGGCAGATCGGGGGCTACCTGGTGTCGAACTATGCCCGGGCGCAGATCGAGGCCCGGGGGCTGCAGGGCGCGGACCTCGTGGTCATCGACGAGGCGCACAAGGTCCGGAACCGGGCGGCGGGGCAGACCAGGGCGATCCGGGGGATCGGCCGATCCGCCGGGGCGCTGTTCCTGGTGACGGCCACGCCGAACATCAACGGGGCCGAGGACATCTGGACGCTCCTCGACATGGTCGACCACGCCCGGTGGGGGTCGTTCTGGGGGTTCGCGTTCCGGTTCTGCGAGGTCGCCGACGACGGCTACGGCCTGAAGATCACCGGGCTGAGGGGCGGGGACTCGGAGCAGCTCGAGGCCGCCATCCGGCCGTACATCCTGCGGCGCGAGGGCTCGCTCGGGCTCCGGCCGTCCAAGGTCCGCACCGTGGACTACCGCGTGAGCGGAGACCAGGCGCGGCTCTACGAGCAGATGCGCCGCGACGGGTCGTGCTCGTGGCGCGGGCAGGACCTGATGGCCCTCGACACCCTGGCGCAGTTCACCCGGCTCAGGCAGCTGGCGCTGCACCCGGGCATGGTCTTCGACGGCTACGACGGCCCGTCCAAGCTGGACGCCCTGCCGGGGATCGTCCTCGAGCGCGACGGCCAGGTGGTGGTGTTCACCGCCTACGCCCGGCTGGCCGACATGGCCGTCGACGCCCTGGCGAGCGGGCACGGGGTGTCCGCCGTGGCGATCACCGGGGCGCTGTCCGAGGCCCAGCGGGAGGCCAACCTGGCGGCGTTCCGGTCCGGCGAGGCCCGCGTGATCGTCGTCACGCACGGCACCGGGGGCGAGGGGCTCGACCTGGTCGAGGCCGACCGGGCGGTGTTCCTCGACATGGCGTGGCACCCGGCGGGCAACGAGCACGCCGAGAGGCGAATCCTGCGGTTCGGGCAGAAGGCGGACCGCACGGAGGTCGTCTACCTGCACGCGGCGGGGACGATCGAGGACCATGTCCGGGAGATCGTGGCGGAGAAGAGGGAGGTGACCCTGGCCGAGATCATGGCAAGGGAGCGAGATAGGCGGTGCAGGTCTTCTGGCCCCAGGCCTTGAACACCCGCTTGTGTTCGCAGTAGAACTCGTAGTGCTGCATGGTGGGGCTGTCGATCCTCGACCTGTGCCTGCAGGAGGCGCAGGGGTTCCTCACCACGGGTATCGGCAGCACCCCTCGCAGTAGCCCTTTCCTCCGCGGCCGGTATAGTCGCAGGGCCGACCTCCGTTGTACCCGCACGGGATCTCGACGTCCGGGCTGTCATAGAGCCCGGCGCATTTGGGGCAGACGTTCGCCACGCGGCCGCGGACCACCCGGCGGGACGCGAAGTTGCCGCACACCGATCGGCCGCACCTCTGGCAGGTGACGACGTCCTGGCCGCAGGAGCAGAACTGCCCGCCCTGATCCCACTGGTGCTCGGGGGCCATTCAGACCCCCTCCCGCACCGTGATCACCAGGTTGATGTGCGGGAGAACGGGCTCGGCTCCCAGGTCGACGATCCCGTCGTAGATCGCCTGAGTCACGGCGTACTGGTGCGGGGCTGGCCGAGCCACATCGCCGGAGAGGATCCCGCGCCGGAGCATCCGGTACACCTTGTCCTGGGCAATCGACAGGACTACAAGGTCATCGCATTGGGATTTTCCGTCCGCTCGCATCCCGGCGCCGACCTCTCGATAGTGCTGGGCTGCTGCCGACCGGGTCATGGGTGTGTCTTGTGTCATTTCGTGTTCCTCACACCACATATTGTCCCACTACGTCATATACCTTGCTATTCGTGCTGCAAAAGAGAGTTATCGAGCCGTGGCTCTCGGCGGCGGGGGTAGGGGGCGTAGGCCATTCAGGCCTCCTCCCTCTCGGTCGCCTTCGAGTTCTTCCAGGACAGGCATCATACCCCCCCCTTTACCCAGGCGATCCAGGATTCACAGACTGGGCAGGACGGATCAGCGTACGGGTCCTCCGCACAGATGCCGAAGTCATACCCGCAGTGCGGGCATACGAGGGTCTTCCGGCAGGGGTCTTCTCCGCAGAACCGACACATTCAGGTCGCCTCCCACACTGCGTCCACGATGCTGTAGTACTCGAAGGAGTACCCCGCGCCGGCCTCGCCGGCGCATCCGTCTACCGCGATCCCGGCGGCATCGAGCGCCGCCTGGAGGCCTGCCACGTCGGCGGCCTCGAAGTACCGGGGGGCGTCCCACTCGGGGCGGTCCACCCGGACTATGTACTGAGGTGTGTTTCGCATGTTCGTTCCTCACACCACATGTTGTCCCACTACGTCATATATCTTCGCAATGGGGCTGCTCAAAAGAGTGATGGGGCCGGGCGGCCCTACGCGGGGGAGACGGGGATGGCCAGGATCTCCCGGTACACGCGGGACCTCGCCGTCCGCTTCGCCTCCGACCTGACCTTCGCGTCGGCCAGATCCTGGCGGCCGCACCAGGCGAGCGCCTCCCAGGCCGGCTCGGGGTTCTCCTCGACCCAGGCGTATGCACCCGCGGCCGCCTCGCGGCGCCGGGCGTCGAGCTCCTCCTGGGTTCCGACATCCCACGGGTTCCGGGTGCCGATCGCCGCGGTCTGGCACTCGGCGTACTTGATCATCGAGGCTATCCGGGCCTGGTGGTGCTCGTCCGTGTGGATCCCAACGACCACGTGGGTGTAGGTCCGGTTCGTGGTCCTGGTGAATCTCGCGCCGTCGTGCTCTGCTTCGTATCGTGTCATCTTCGCATTCCTCACACCACATGCTGTCCTGCGATGTCATATATCTGCCTATGCGAGGCGCTGAACGACTTCACAAAAGAGGAGGAGGAGATCAGAGGCGCATCGGGGGGCGGCCGTGGCGCCGGATGCACTCCTCGTCCGAGATCACGCAGGGGTAGAGCCCGAACTGGATCGGGGTCTCCCGGGGCTCGTGGCACCGGTGGGGCTCGCCGCATGTGCCCGAGCAGAGCCTCGTCCGGAGCTCGCCGGTCAGGGCGCAGGCGGCCTCGTGGTCGTACCCGGTCCAGACGATCGACGCCTCGTCGAAGTGCCGGCAGGTCCCGCAGAAGGGGCCGGAGCGGGCCATTCAGGCCACCTCGGCGTGCTCGCGACCCAGGTCGGTGATCCGGGCGACCCTGCCGCGGCTGGGGCCGTTCGGCTCGTAGACCATGACCATCCAGGCGCGGACCAGGGCAGTCACGGTCCGGACCGTCACGTGGGTGCGGGTCTCGGAGGAGAACCAGTGCGCCGGGACGCCGGGGAACTCCCGGCAGTAGATCAGATGCTCGCCGGAGGCGAGCAGGGCCAGGATCCTGGCCTGTGCCGGGCTGACCCTGTGCTGAGCCATTCAGGCCACCCGGGTCTTCGCTGGGGCCATCTGCTGCTCGGAGATCTCGACGTCCCGGTACTTCTTGCACCCGTTCCCGAAGTCCGCGGCGCGGCGCTTCTCGGCCTCCTTCTCGGCCTGCTTCAGAGTCTTCTTCACGACGAAGCTCGCCTCGGCGAACTTCACATCCCAGAACCTTACGACGTAGTGTGTCATGTCTGTGTTCCCTCACATCCATGGTTGTCCCATGACGTCATATATCTTCCCATACGCGTCGGTGAACCGCTCGGTGGCGCACTCTCCCCGCGGTCACAAAGGGGGGGGTCGTTTCGAAACGTAGGTTTTCCGGAAACTCGCTTTGCGAAATGACCCTCTCTCTTTTTGTTTTGGGCGGCGCACTCGGAAGGGTAATAGCCGCGGCGGGGCCACCATACTGGTGCCGGCGGATCCTCGCTGGCCCGCTCGGCCGGGGCGCCTCGCCGCGATGGCCCCTGCACGTTCTCACAATACCAATGGCCCCTGGCCGCAGCGGGATATAGCAGGACAAGAGAGTGATGCGCCGGAGCGTCTGAACAATCGCAGGGTATATCCCGCCAGCCAGCGGACATGTGAGATGCAATGCGAAGCGACAATTTTAAGGGGGTCAGCCCGAGTCAACTGGACGCCGCGGCGTGCAGGCTCGCCTGGCACCTGGGGTATCGCCTGGGCTACCGGCCCAGGAGGGTAAGCAAAAGTCTGGACCTGGGGACCGGCATCCACGCCGCGCTCGAGGCCCTCTACAAGAGCGGCGCCGACCCTGTCGGAGCATTCGTCGAATGGTGCGCCGCACGCCGGGCGGAGATCTCTCCGCAGTGGGAGGACGACGCCCGGGCGATGGACGAGATCGAGGACCTGGGCACGGCCATGCTGACCGGGTACGTCGACCGCTACGGCGGCGACCCGGGGTTCGAGGTGCTGGCCACAGAGGCCACGCTCACCGCGAGGATACCGATCCCGGGCAAGAACACGCTGTCGCGCTACACGATGACGGCGAGGCTGGACGGGATCATCCGCGACCTCGACTCGGGCCGGCTGTTCTCGCTCGAGCACAAGACGTACAGGAGCTTCAGCGCGGCCCACTTCGACCTGGATCACCAGTTCACGGCCCAGGTGTGGCTCGGGCAGCAGTGCCTCGGCGACCTCGGGCTGGAAGGCGAGGAGATCATAGGGGTCCTGTACAATGGCCTGCGCAAGGCCGTCCCGACCAAGCGGACCACGAGCCCGCTGTTCGTCCGCGAGAAGATCTTCCGCACCCGTGCGCAGATCGACGCGTTCCTGTACAGGGCGTACAACCAGTGCCGTGACCTGTCGTCGGCGTCGGTGCGGATCTACCCGCAGCCCAACCCGATGCGGTGTGGCACCTGCTCGTTCCGGGATCCGTGCATAGCGTACCAGCGGGGCGAGGACATGGGGTTCATACTCGACAACATGTACACCAGCCGGGCCGAGAGAGAGGCCGCGGCCGCGGGGGGCGAGGCCCAGTGACCCGGGCCAGACCCGTGCTGCCGGTCCCGATCGAACTGCCCGACATCGCCGGGCGGCACCTGAACGCGCTCATCTACGGCGACCCGGGGGCGGGCAAGACCCTGCTGGCCGGTACCGCGATCTACTGCGAGGCCACCCGGCCGGCGCTGTTCATAGACGTCGACTCCGGCGTCACGACGCTGGACGGCGCGGGGATCCTCGACAGCGAGTGGATCGACGTCGTCCGCCCGCGGTCGTGGACGGACTTCCAGAAGATCTACGAGTTCCTGGCGAACGACAACGACTACTACCGGTGCGTGGTGATCGACAGCCTGACCGAGATCCAGCGCAAGTTCAGCATGGGCACGATCCTCGGCGAGATCGGCGAGGGCGTGGACACATACAACGACCTCGGCCGGTCGCCGGTCCCGACCCGCCAGGACTGGATGCGCACTGGCGACCAGATGCGCAAGCTCATCCGGGCGCTGCGTGACCTGGCCTACCTCCCGGACCCGGACCGCCGCGTCCACGTCATCATGGTGGCCCTCGAGAAGCACGAGGAGAAGCGCAAGGTCATCTGCCCGGCCCTGTCCGGCACCCTGGGCATGGAGTGCGGGGCGTTCGTCGATATCCTGGCCCGGCTGTCCCGGCAGGTCGTCGTCGAGAACGACGAGAGCGGCGAGCCCGTGGAGCGCATCCGGCGCCACCTGCTGACCGACGACTGGATCAACGACCTCGACATCCGCCACATGGCCAAGGACCGGACCCGCCGGCTCGGCCGCGGGATATGGGATCCGACGATCGCCGACATCATGGGGGCGGTCCAGTGAGCGCCACATTCGGTAGGGTGCTGATCATCGGCGCCGGCCCGGCGGGCCTGTTCGCCGCGTCCGAGCTGGCCTACCAAGGCCTCGGCCACAGGGTGGCCATCGTGGAGCGCGGCCGGGAGATGCCCGAGCGCTCGTGCCCGCAGAGCCCGGCGTGCGACTGCGGCGTGTGCGACATGCTGTGCGGCGTCGGCGGGGCCGGCGGGTTCAGCGACGGCAAGAACACCATCAGCCTGACCCGGGGCACGCAGGGCGAGGAGCTCTTCGACGCCGGCGCCTACCCGATCATGCGCCACGTCGACGAGGAGGTGGCCCGGCTGGCCGGCACCGAGGGCGTGGTGCTCAACCCCGTCCACGGCGAGGCGTCGGAGCGGTTCAGCCGCGACGGGTTCAGGTTCTCGAGCTACCCGCTGCGGCACGTGGGCTCGGACGGCATACGCCGGTCGATCATCGCCATGCGCGAGGAGCTCGGCGCCGCGGGGGTCAGGTTCCTCACCGGCGTCAGGGCGACCAACGTGAGCACCCGCGGGGCGCGCGTCAGCGGCGCCTACGTGAAGGACGCCCGGGGCGTGCTCGGGTGGGTGGGCGCGGACCACGTCATGCTCGCGACCGGCCTCGACGGCCAGCCCTGGGCCGAGGCGGCCCTGCGTCACCTCGGGGCGACGTTCCTGCCAGGACCCGCGGGCATCGGCATCCGGCTCGAGACGCCGGCCGAGGTCCTGGCGCCGCTGTTCGAGACGTTCTACGACTGGAAGATGGAGCGGGGCCTGCTCAGGTCGTTCTGCTGCAACCACCACGGCTCGATCGTGAACGAGAACCACCAGAGCATGGGGATCAGGAACGTGAACGGCCACAGCTACCTCGACCCGGCGCAGCGGACGGGGTCGTCCAACTGCGCCATCATGGCCAAGCTGCCGGCAGCGGCGATGACGGAGACCGACACACAGGACCTTGTGAAGTCGATCGCCCGAGCCATCAACACGGCGGCCGAGGGGCACACCGTCGTCCAGCGGGCCGCGGACTTCGTGGCCGGGGTCGAGACCGATCCCGCGTACGACCGCGTCGCGAACCCGTACAGGACGAACCACCAGTCGGTGTCCGGGGTGGACATCGGCGGATTCCTCGCAGAGGCCGGCGGCCTCGATCGCGAGTTCCAGGACTACCTGGTAGGGCTCGATCGCATCGTGCCCGGGGTGCTCGGAGAGGACTCGCTCGTGTACGCGCCCGAGGTCAAGTACTACTCGCGCAGGGTTGCGATCGATCGCAACTGGCGCTGCATGGGCGTGCCCGGGCTGCACGTGATAGGAAACGCATCCGGATACCTCGACTCGTTCGTAGCCGCGGCGACGTCAGGGATCATAGCGGCTAGAGACATCGCAGAGGTGCAGTAAATGGTAAGGATCACACTCAACCTCGATGACGTGGGCAATACGTTCACCATCATCGAGCCAGGCCGCTACCCGGCGAGGGTAGTGGACATCGAAGAGAAGGAGAGCTCGACCGGCAACCCCATGCTCGCGTGGAGCTGGGAGCTGGAGGGTGGCGACTACTCCGGCCGGGAGATCATGTCGTTCACGTCCCTCCAGGACCACGCCCTGTTCGGCCTGAAGGAGCACCTGGAGGCCTTCGGGATCAGCGGCGAGGTCGACCTCGACACCGACAGGCTAATCGGCAAGACCGCCATGCTCACGATCGCCAAGGTCAAGACGCGGTCCAAGCACACCGGCGAGGAGATCGAGGTCAACCGCATCAACCTGGTGTCGCCCATGGCGGCCAAGCGCGCCGCGGCGACGGCGCTACCGGCAGCGGACAGCCCGACGAAAGCGAGGCGCGGCGCGACGAGCCTGCCGCTCTGAGGGTGATGACCATGCGCAGCGTCCTTGAGGAGGCCCTGGGCTACGAGGCCCGCGGCATGTCGGTGATCCCGGTGCACACCGTGTCGCCCAGCGGGAAGTGCTCCTGCGGGAGCGGCCGGTGCAAGTCGCCGGGGAAGCACCCTCGGGGCGCGTGGCGCACCAACCAGGAGCGCCGGCTCTCTCCGGACGAGCTGTCCGAGGCGCTGGGCGGAGGCGGCAACGTCGGGATCGTCACCGGCCCGGTGTCGGGCGTCGCGGTGCTCGACATCGACGGCGAGGAGGGCCTGCAGTCGCTGGCCGCGGCCGGGTTCCCGTTCGAGGCGCTCCCGGTCACGCCCGCGGTCCGCACCGGGGGCGGCGGGGTCCACCTGTACTTCCGGTACCCGGCCGAGGGGGACGTCCGGACGGCGTCCGGGGTCCTGCCCAGGGTCGACATCCGGGGCCTCGGCGGGTTCGTCGTGGCGCCGCCGTCCGCGCACCGGTCCGGCGGCCACTACGAGTGGGTCGAGGGCCGCGGGCTGGGCGACGTCCCGCTCGCCGAGTTCGACCTCACCCTCCTGGCCGGCGCCCGGGCGGCCAAGCGGCCCAGGACCAGCGCTCGCTGGTACGAGCCGCTCCTGGCCGGCGCCGCCGAGGGCGGCAGGAACGCCTCGGCCACCAGGCTGGCCGGGCGCTACCTCGCGAAGGGGCTGACGGAGGACGAGGCCCACATGATCCTCTCGTCCTGGAACGCGCGGAACAGCCCGCCGCTCCCGGACGACGAGATCCTGGTGATCGTCCGGTCCGTCAAGCGCGCCGAGGCCAAGCAGCAGGCGAGCCTGGAGTGGATTTCCGACCACCTGGGCGTGCCGGTGGTCGCGATCCGCCGGATCACCGGGGACGAGCCCAAGCTGATCCTGGAGTTCGACGAGGGGGCCTGCATGCTGACCACGGCACAGCTCCTCTCCGCGGTCGCGTTCCAGGCGGCCATCGCCGACGCCACTAAGGTCGTGGTGCCCAAGCGGTCCGCCAAGACCTCGCCGACGCACGAGCAGCTGGCCCAGGCCATCCTCCAGTCCTCAGTGGACGAGGACGCCGGGGCGGAGGCGACGTGGCGGGGCGAGATCCGCGCGCTGATCCGCGACCACGTGGCCAACCAGCGGACGGTCGACGACGTCGAGGGCGGGGCGCCCATGAGCGGCCCGTTCCGGAGCGAGGGGCTCGTGTGGGTGTCCCTGCTCGACCTGATCCAGCGGTCCAGCACCCGCTGGGGCGTCCGCGTGGCCAACACCACGCAGATGGCCCAGCGGCTACGGAGCATGGGCCTGGAGCCCAGGGTGTTCAAGGCCGTCGACGGCACGCCGCGGCACATGTGGGGCATCCGCGAGGAGGACCTGGCGCGATGACGCTCGAGTATCGCATCTACGGCCCGCCCGGGACGGGCAAGACCACGTGGATCGCCCGCAAGGCGGCGGAGTACGCCGACGCATTCGGCCCAGACCAGGTGTCGATATGCTCGATGACGCGGTCAGCAGTCCGCGAGGTGGCCGGCCGGGACCTGCCAGTCCCGGCCGAGAACATCAGCACCCTTCACGCCCGCTGCCGGAGATCCCTGATGGCGGGGAAACCGGCCGAGTCGATGGTCAGGGAGTTCGCTCGGGATCACCCCGCATATGCTACGGCGGAGTGTCTCCCACCGAGCCTGATACGCGCTGCTGGTGATAAAGGTTCCTCGGATGCCGACATCTCCGACGAGGTCCTGCTATCTGGCGGGGGCATCACCCTGTACGAGCACGCGCAGATCCTCCGGCAGCAGATGGTCCCGGCCGGCCGGTGGTCGCCGCGGGTGGCCCTGTGGTTCACCGTATGGGACCAGTGGTGCCGGTCCCGGGGCGTGCTGGACTTCACCGGCTGGCTCGAGGCGTGCAACGGCACCGGGGTGCTGCCGCACCAGCAGGTCGTGTTCGTGGACGAGGCCCAGGACCACACGCCGCTCCAGCTGGCGGTGCTCAGGTCCTGGCCCACGGAGCACCTGATGATGATCGGCGACGATGACCAGAACCTCTACGAGTGGTCCGGGGCGTCGCCGTCCGCGTTCCTGAGCCCGGGGCTGCCGCCGGAGCGGGAGAAGGTCCTCGAGCAGTCCTACCGGGTGCCGCGGGCGGCCCACGCCATCGCCTCGCGATGGATCTCCGGCGTCCGGGGCCGCCGCGTGAAGGCCTACGCGCCCAGGGACCACGACGGGGAGGTCGTCCGGTCGGACTACTCCCTCGCCGACGCGGCCGCGGGGATGCTCCCGGACGGCATCGGCGAGCCCGGGAGGACCTCGATGGTCCTCGCGACGTGCTCGTACATGCTGCGGGACGTGATCGTGGCGCTCAAGCGCGCCGGGATCCCGTTCTGGAACCCCTACCGGAGGGCGGACGCCCACTGGAACCCGCTCGATCGCACGATGTCGATCGTCCGGAGCCTGGTGGTCGGGGACCGCGACTGGTCCGGGGACGAGGTCGAGCGGTGGGCCAGCCTGCTGGCCGAGAAGAAGGCATTCGAGCGGGGCAGCAAGAAGGCCCTGCTCAAGGCGTGCGCGGACGCGGGGCGTGGCCAGCTGCCACTGGGCACGCTGTCCGAGCACCTCAACGAGGAGGCGATGGAGCTGGCGGCGAGCCAGGACATCGCGCTCCTCGAGGGCATGAGGATGACCGGCGCCACGGGCGACTGGCCCTACACGATCCGTGTGGCCAGGGCCTTCGGCGTGGAGGAGTCGCCCAGGGTGATCCTGGGGACCATCCACTCGGTGAAGGGCGGAGAGGCTGACGACGTGGTCCTGTTCCCGGACCTCTCGCCGGCCGGCTACGCCGAGTACGCGTCGAACGCGCACCGTGACCGCATTCTGAGGCTATTCTACGTGGGAATGACAAGAACCAGGGACAGGCTGACGCTGTGCGAGCGGAGCTCGCCGCGGGCCGTCGACTGGTGAGGAGATTACGATGACAGAGCATCAGCAGACACAGGCCCTCACACCCCAGCAGGTGGCCGAGGAGCTCAATGTGACGGCAACGACTGTCCACGTCCTGCTACGGGACGGGAACCTGAAGGGATTCAAGATCAAGCGCCAGTGGCGGGTCACCCGCGAGGAGCTGGACGCGTTCAAGACCCGGGGGCGGGGGGAATGAGCGACATCGAGGTGACGAAGGAGTTCACCTTCGACTCGGCCCACTACCTCCCGGGGCACCCGGGCAAGTGCGCCGCCGTCCACGGGCACACCTACCGGCTGCAGGTCACCCTGGCCTGCGACCCGGTATGCATGATAGGCGGGATGGTCCTCGACTTCGGGGACCTCTCGGGCTACGTCCACGACGAGATCATCCGCCGGGTCGACCACAAGCTCCTGAACGAGGTCCTGGGCTACGTGCCGACGGCGGAGAACATGGCCATCGACTTCTTCGGCCGGCTCGAGAGCGTGATCGACTCGCTGCCGCTCGGTGGGAGCAAGAGGACCAGGCTGGCCTCGGTGAGGCTATGGGAGACGCCAACCTCCTACGCGGAGTACCGCGGATGATGCCGCTGCTGCCGGTCTCGGAGATCTTCGGGCCGACGATCCAGGGCGAGGGCGAGCACATCGGCCGCAGGGCCGTGTTCGTCCGGCTCGCCGGGTGCGACTCCAGGTGCTCCTGGTGCGACACCAAGTACGCCTGGGGCACGGAGGGCGCCACGCACATGAGCGAGGGCGAGATCGTGGACGCCGTGTCCGACCTCGGCCCGTGCCGGCTGGTCGTGATCACCGGGGGCAACCCGGCCATGTACGACCTGAAGAGGCTCGTCATGCTGCTGACGCTCATGGGGAAGACGGTCCACGTGGAGACGCAGGGCACGATCCGCCAGGAGTGGCTCAGGCTCGCCGACCTGGTGACGATCTCGCCGAAGGCCGACCTCCCAATGAACGCGCTGTCCGACCTGGTCTGCGACCTCCTGGGGTGCACCAGCGTGCAGATCAAGGTGGTCATCCACTCCCGCGCGGACTTCGACCGCGCCGTGGAGATAAGCCAGCGGCTGCCGGCGGTGCCGATCATCCTCCAGGCCGGGTACGACCCGGCGAGCAGGGCAGGCTCGGTCGAGCCGGCCATCCTGGCGGGCTGGTTCGCCCGCGAGGGCAGCGACCTGCCGCCGAGCGCGCGGCTCCTGCCGCAGCTCCACCGCGTCCTGTGGGGTGATGCCCGTGGTGTATAGGGAGAGCGTGGCCAACCGGGTCAGCGGGATCCTGAGCAAGTGGGGCGATGTGACCAACGCCGAGGTGCTGGAGAACACCCCTGCGCGCGTCGAGCGGGCGCTCGACGAGCTGCTGTCGGGGTACGACCTCGACCCGGAGGCGATCCTCGCGCGGACCTTCGAGACCGACTGCGATGACATGGTGGTCGTGGCCAACATCCCGGTCTGCTCGATGTGCGAGCACCACATGATGCCCTTCATCGGGCACGCGCACGTGGGGTACATCCCCGACGGCCGGCTGCTGGGCGTGTCCAAGGTGGCCCGCCTAGTGGAGTGCTACTCGCGTCGGCTGCAGCTGCAGGAGCGGATCACCTCGCAGGTCGCGGACGCGATCATGGGCCACCTGGCGCCGAAGGGTGTGGGGGTCGTCATCGCGGCCGAGCACACCTGCATGACCACGAGGGGCGTGAACCGCCCGGGGACGCGGACCGTCACAAGCGCCACGCGCGGGCTGTTCCGCGACGACGAGAAGACCCGCGCGGAGTTCATGTCGCTCATCGAGGTGAGCCCATGATTCGCACCACGGTGTCCGTCAGGGTCGGCATGTCGGGGTTCCACTGCTGGCCCGGCGCGCCCGAGCACCGGGCGTACCTGCGCAGCCCGCACCATCACGTGTTCGGCGTCGTGGCCACCATGCCGGTGAGCCACGACGACCGCGACGTCGAGCTCCACGACATGAGGGAGGCCGTCGGGATCGCCCTGACGCGGCTCTTCCCCGACGGCGATCTCGGCCCGCAGTCGTGCGAGCACGTCGCGGCCCGGCTGCTGGGCGAGCTGCCGGGGCTGAGCGAGGTAACGGTCTCGGAGGACGAGTTCCACTGGGCGACCGCGCGCCGCGAGGGGGGCTCGAGATGAGCCCGTGCAGCGGACCGGAGGTCGTGACCGTGTGCGGCTCGACCCGGTTCAGGGACGAGACGCTCACGGCGATCCGCGAGCTCGAGGAGGCCGGGTACGCCGTGTTCTCCGTGGGCTCGTTCATGCACGCCGACGGCATCCCGTATAGCGACGACGAGAAGGCGCGGCTCGATGCGCTCCACCTGGGCAAGATCCGGATGAGCGACATGGTCTACGTCGTGAATCCCGAGGGGTACATCGGGGAGTCCACGGCCCGCGAGATCCGCGCGGCCGAGGCCCTCGGGCTGCCGGTCCGGTACCTGGTGCCTCCGGCGAGGCCGATCCGTGAGCCAGTGGAGTGGTTCTCGATCCGCATGGAGGCCAAGCTCCGCGCGAACGACTGGAAGGGCGGCTGGCGCGGCATGGGCCACCGCGAGCTCCTCGGGCTCCTGGACCTCGAGTTCGAGGAGCTCACGGAGGCGATCGCGGCCGGCTCGGCCGAGGGTATCATCGACGAGGCCGTCGACGTGGCCAACTTCGCGATGATGATCGCAGACATCACCCGGGCGGATGAGGAGGAGGCCTCCTCATGACCGACCGATATCAGGTCAGGCCCTGGGACGGCCAGCGCCAGATGACCTTCCTCGATCGCTACGCCCTCCGGTCCGAGGCCGGCAGGGTGGTCGAGACCAGCGTCGACCAGATGCTCGCCCGGGTGGCGGACCACGTGGCCACCGCGCCCGATGAGGCCGCGAGGTTCATGGGCGCCATGCGCGGGTTCGGGTTCGTGCCCGGCGGCCGCATCCTGTCCGGCGCCCACAGCGCCGGCAGGCGCTCGCCGACGCTGTACAACTGCTTCGTCATCGGCCTGCGCGACGCGGCGCAGGCCGCGGGGCGCGACTCCCGCGCCGCGATCATGTCCACGATCACCAGGATGGTGGAGATCAACGCCCGGGGCGGGGGCGTGGGGATCAACTGGTCCGCGCTGCGGCCCAGCGGCTCCTACGTCCGCGGGGTGGACGGCGAGTCGTCCGGCCCCAACTGCTGGATGCGCGGCGCGGACGCCATGGCCGACCAGATACGGCAGGGCGGCACGCGGACCGGAGCGCTGATGTTCATGCTGAACGACTGGCACCCGGACATCCTGGAGTTCGCCCGGATCCGCGAGCGGTTCCGGAGGGCCAACTTCTCCATCGCCCTGTCCGACCGGTTCATGGGCACCCTGTGGTCCGACGCGCCCTGGGAGACCGCGTTCCCGGACACCACCGACCCTGGCTACGACTCCCTGTGGAACGGGGACCTGGGCATGTGGGACGGCGACGTCGTCACGCGCGACCCGGTCCCGGCGAGGGACCTGTGGCGGGACATCGCGCAGTCCGCGTGGACGATCGGCAGCCCTGGGGTCGTGTTCCTCGACCGGGCGAACCGCCTGTCCAACACCCGGTACATGCACAAGCCGCTCATCTGCACCAACCCCTGCGGCGAGCAGCCTCTCCCGGAGGACGGGTGCTGCAACCTGGGGAGCGTGAACCTGGCGGCGTTCTGGGACGACCCGCTCGGGTGCGTGGACGAGGAGGCCCTGGAGGAGACGGCCCGGACCGCGACGCGGTTCATGGACCGGGTCGTCGACGTCAGCATGCCCGTCGACGCCCGCATCCACGCCGAGCAGGAGACCTGCAGGCGGATCGGGATCGGCACGATGGGCCTCGCGGACCTGCTGCTGCTGATGGGCGTGCGCTACGGCTCGCCCGACAGCCTCGGGGTGATCCGCCGCGAGCTGGGCATCGTCCGCGACGCGGCCTACTCCGAGTCGGCCCGGCTGGCGGCCGAGTTCGGCCCGGCGCCGGGGTACAGCGAGGAGTTCCTCAGCATGCCATTCGTGAGGGGGCTGCCCGAGGAGGTCCGCGGCGAGATCTCGGACTACGGCATCCGCAACCTGACCCTCCTGACGCAGGCCCCGACCGGGACGACCGGCATCCTCGCGGGGGCGTCGAGCGGGATCGAGCCGATCTTCGCCCGGACGTACACCAGGGCCGACGCCACCGGGCGCCACACCGTGGTGCACCCGCTGATGAACGGCGACGAGGACTACATGGTCGTCGCGCGCGAGGTGCCGCCGCTCGAGCACGTCGCGGTGCAGGCCGCGGTGCAGAGCATGGTGGACACGTCGGTGTCCAAGACGGTGAACCTGCCGGCGTGCGCCGGGGTCGACGAGATCCTCCGGATCTACCTGGCGGCGTACAACCTCGGGTGCAAGGGGATCACGGTGTACCGGGACGGCTCGCTCGAGAACGTCCTGACGGAGGAGGGGGTGTGCCCGACATGCAGCCTATGAGGATAGCAACCATCCTCCCAACCTCCTGCCTCGGGCTCGACGAGTCGGACTACCACATGTGCCTCGCGCACCTGATGGGGCCGGGGCCGTATCGCGACTGGTTCGCCCAGAGGGCCTCGGCCGGGGAGCACGTCCTGATGGACAACGGGTCCGCCGAGTGCGGGGTGCCGCTGCCGGCCGAGACCCTGTTCGACCTGGCGGCCGGCGTGGGGGCCACCGAGATGACACTCCCCGACGTCATATGGGACTCCGCGAGGACGCGCGAGCTCCACCTGCAGGCGGCCGAGCTGGCCGGGTCGTACCCGGTGCGGCTGATGGCCATCCCGCAGGGCCGCACGCGCCGCGAGTGGGCCGGCAGCGCCGGGTACATGCTCGAGCACGCCGACGCGCTCGGGATCGGCGCCATAGGGGTGTCCAAGTTCCAGCACGGGGTGTGGGTGGACCGGGCGCAGGCCATCCTCTCCGTGCCCGGGCTGACGGCCAGCGACCTCGACATCCACCTGCTGGGGTGCTGGGGCGACGACCCGACCGAGGCGTTCCGCACGGCGGCCGCGCTGCCGGACGGCCGCGTCCGCGGCATCGACTCAGGGATCGCCGCGATCTACACGCAGGACTGGCAGGACCTCATGCGCGGCCGGAGCTGCCGCGGGCAGCCGGGGCACCACCTCGACTTCGCGCAGGCCTACAGCCCGGCGCAGCGCGGCCTGCTCGTCTCCAACATCCGACGGTGGAAGAACGCCGTCAGGGCGGGTGAGTAACATGGCGGCATCACTCGTCATGGGCCTGCAGTGGGGCGACGAGGGCAAGGGCCGGGTGGTCGACGCCCTGGCCGCGGAGGCCGACGTCGTCGTCCGGTACAACGGCGGCGCCAACGCCGGGCACACGATCGTCGACGAGCAGGGGACCAGGCGCGTCACGCACCAGATCCCGTCGGGGATCCGGCGCGCCGGCGTCCTCAACCTCATAGGCCGCGGGGTGGTCATCGACCCGTTCAAGCTCGCCGAGGAGGTGCGGGCGTGGGGCGCGAGGCCGGGCATGCTGGGCATCGACCCGGCGGCCCACGTGACGCTCCCGGTGCACATCGAGGCCGACCGCGGCCTCGAGGCCCTGCGGGGCCGGTCGGCGATCGGGACGACGGCGTCGGGGAACGGACCCACGTACGCCGACAAGCACCAGCGCACCGGGGTCCGCGTGATCGACGTCCTCCGCGACCCGTCCTGGTCGGCCAACCAGCTGGTGATCGGCCGGGGCGCGGACCAGGACGAGGCCGAGAGGCAGGTGCGGGCGGCCGCGGCCGCCCTGGCCAGCGAGGGGGTCTCCGACATGCTGGTCAACGTCCCAGAGTCGCTCCGCCGGCTGGACGTCGGCGGCAGGCGGATCCTGTTCGAGTGCGCCCACGGGTTCGAGCTCGACCTGGACCACGGCCAGTACCCGAACGTGACGTCCTCGCCGTGCAACGTCGGCGGGGTGTGCTCGGGCGCGGGGTTCGACCCGCGCAGGATCGGCACGGTCATCGGCATCATCAAGCCCTACTCGACCCGGGTGGGCGCGGGCCAGCTCGTCGGGGAGTACGAGCCCGAGGAGGCCTCCGTGATCCGCGAGGCCGGGAGCGAGTACGGGTCGACGACGGGCCGCCCGCGGAGGATCGCGGCGCTCGACCTCGACCTGCTCCACCGGGCCAGCCGGATCAACGGGGTGGACTGCGTCGCGATCACCCACATGGACGTGGCCAAGAGGGTCGGCGACCTCCTGGTGGTGCGCCGGGGCGGGGCGCTCGCGCGGGCGCACTGGACGGAGATCCCGCCGCTCGTCGAGGACGCACTCGGTGTGCCCATCAAATATACGTGCCACGGACCAAATCCCTGTGAGATGGTAGGACATGGAGATAGCATTTGGAAGGTGTGACTGCGAGTCTTGCACCCTGGCTCGGGGCACCGCTGTGCCGGGCCACGGCCGCGAGGACCGCCCGAGCATCATGATCGTGGGCGAGGCGCCGAACCGCGAGGACGTGGACCAGAAGAGGCCGTTCTCGGGGCGCGGCGGCCGGATCCTGCGGGAGACCCTGACCGCGCTCGGGGTCGACACCAGCGACGTCTATTACACGTACGCCTGCTGCTGCCGGCCGCCGGGGAGCAGGGCTCCGCACGCCGACGACATCCGGGCGTGCCACGACCGGCTCGTCGCCGAGATCGAGTGGGTGCGGCCGGCGGTCGTCGTGGCCGCCGGCGGCGTGGCCCTGGTGTCGCTCCTCGGGGGCGGCTCCGGGATCACCCGGAGGCGCGGGGTGTACCGGGTGCTGGACCTGCCCGGGGGCGGCAGCGTCGGGGTGATCCCGACCCTGAGCCCTGCGAGCATCCTGCACGCGCCGGACGGGTTCCGCGACCTGGCCGGCGACCTGGACTACGCGAGGCGCGTGGCCGGGGGCGAGGAGCCCGTCGTGGACCCGCCCTACGGCGACTTCGTCCTGGTGCGCACGACGCGCATGTTCGAGGCGCTGTGCCGCGTCCTGCGGGGCCGGGCGGCCGACGAGCCGGTCGCGGTGGACATCGAGACCACGAGCCTGAGCCCGCGCGAGGGCGAGATCCTGTCCATAGGGTTCTCGTGGCGGGCCGACGACGGGCTGTCGACGTGGGTCCTGGACTACCGCACGCTCCTCCGCGGGAGCGGGTGCACCATGCGCTTCATGGAGCTGCACAACGCCATGGCCGACCTCGGCATGGTGTTCCATAACGCGCAGTTCGACCTGAACTGGCTGCGGCACAACGGCTACAGCCTCAGGCTGGCCGGCGACACCATGCTGGCGTCGTACTGCCTGGACGAGCGCCAGGGGTCGCACGGCCTGAAGGGGCTCGCGGCCCGGTACTTCCGGGCGCCGGAGTACGACGCCGACCTGAGGGCGACGGGCGGGGACGGCCGCAAGGCGCCGCTGTCGCTCTCCGTGGAGGAGTGGGACGGCGAGCCCGGGTACGCCGAGAGGGTCATGCGGTACAACGGCGCCGACGCCTACTACACGCTCCTGCTCTACGAGGAGCTGAGGCGCGAGATGGACCAGGACGGCGTCTCGGGCGTGCACGACGACATCCTGGTGCCCGCGGTGAGCCACTTCATCCGGCTCGAGCAGGAGGGGATGCTCATCGACACCGAGTACCACGAGAGGCTCGGCGAGGAGTGGCGCGGCGAGATCGCCGACCTGGAGGCCCGGCTGAGGGCGTTCCCGGGGGCGGCCGACCTGAACCTCAGGAGCACCAAGCAGGTGTCCGACTACCTGTTCCGGGTGCTGGGCCTGCGCCGGATGCCGGCCGAGGCCGACGGCACGGTCGACCCGGCGACCATCCTGGCCGAGATCAGCGGGATCGAGGACGACGAGGCCCAGGAGTTCTGGCGGACGTCGAACGTGAAGCGGGGCACCAAGGCCGAGTCCACCGGGACGTACATGCTCTACTGGCTGGCCCAGCAGCACGAGTTCCCGCGGCTCCTGGTGAGGCACCGGCTCCTCGCCAAGGCGTATGGCGCCTACTACGACGGGTACAAGAAGCTCTCCGGCTCCAGCGGCCGGATCTGGCCGCGGTACCGGCTCCACGGGACGAGGACCGGCCGGCTGTCGTCGACCGACCCGAACATCCACGGGATGCCGAGGCGCAAGGCGATCAAGCGGATCTTCTCGGCCGACCCGGGGATGACGATCATCTCCGCGGACTACTCGCAGGCCGAGATCCGCATGGTAGCCCACCTGGCGGACGACGACACGCTGGTCCAGGCCCTGCACGAGGCGGACATCCACCGCGCGATATCCAAGCAGCTGTTCAGCCTGACTGACGCGGACCTGGACGCGATGCCCGGGGAGGAGCGGAGCATCAAGCGCCGGGCGGCGAAGACGATCGCGTTCGGCCTCATCTACGGCCGCAGCGCGCAGTCGCTGGCGCCGCAGATGGGCGTGAGCGTGCCCGAGGCCGAGGCGTACATGGAGAAGTTCTTCCGCATGATGCCGAAGGTCCGGGCGTGGATCGCCAAGCAGCACAGCCAGGTGATGGTCGACCGGGAGGTCGTGTCCCTGTTCGGGCGCAAGCGGCGGTTCCCGATCGTGGTGGACCGCAGGCACGCCGCCGAGATACGGCGGCAGGCCGTCAACTTCCCGGTGCAGTCGTCCGTCAGCGACATGACCCTGCTGGCCAACCTGCGCGTGATCCGCCGGCTCGAGGGCATGGGCATCCCGTGCCGGGCGTGGCCGCACGTGCACGACGGCTACTACTACCAGGTGGACACGAGGTGGGTCAGCGAGGCCGTGAGGATCACGGCCGAGGAGATGCACCAGGTGCCGTTCGAGACCCGGGTGCCGTTCGCGATCGAGATCGAGGCGGGCACGAACTGGGGCGAGCTCAGGACGGTGTACGAGGGATGACCATGCGGCTGGCGTACGCGGACCCGCCGTACATCGGGCAGGCGAGGCGGCACTACGCGAACGACCCGAGCGGGGTGCCCGCGGAGGAGGTCGACCACGAGGCCCTGCTCGACCGGCTGCAGGGCTACGACGGGTGGGCGCTGTCCGCGTCCAGCCCGTCGGTGTTCGCGCTGGCCGGGGTGATGCCTCCGGGCACGCGGATCGGGTCATGGTCCAAGCCGTTCTGCTCGTGGAAACCCTCCAACCGCGTGCAGTACACGTGGGAGCCGGTGTTCTTCGTGTCGGCGAGGCCCCGCGGGGGGCGCGGCATACCGAGCGTGCGCGACCACGTCGTGGCCAACATGACGATCGGCCGCGGGACGCACGGCGCCAAGCCGGACGCGTTCTGCGAGTGGGTCCTCGGCCTCCTCGGGTGCGAGCCCGGCGACGCGGTGGACGACCTGTTCCCGGGGTCGGGGGCGTTCTCGAGGGTCGCGGAGGGGCGAGGGGCGCGGGTGACGCAGGGGATCGAGGCGGTGGACGAGATGAAGTATGACGACGAGATGAGGGCCAGGTCGAAGACGCAGACGCGCACGATCCTGGAGCACCTGCGGGGCGGCGTCGAGAGGGGCCAGGTGTACTTCCGGTCCGTCGACGTGGCGGACGCCCTGGGGATGTCGACGCAGTGCGTGGGGTCGCGGATCGGCTCGGCTGCGAGGAGCGGCGAGACCGGCGGCCTGAGGATAGAGAAGTGGGCGCAGACCGTGTGGAGGGTGACCGCGGGGGGTGGGCCATGACCGGCGGCGAGCGGCCGGTCAGGGACTGCCCGTTCTGGATACGGTCGGCGTCCGGCAACCGGTGCGGGACGATGTCCGAGTGCCCTCCGGGGTACCGGTGCGACGTCCGGGGCACCCGGCGGCGGTCCAAGCAGATGACGCTGTTCTGAGACGCCACCAGCAAGGTATATGTGCGGGCGATCCCAACATGGATTGTGAGGACCATGAACGGAAGCAGAAAGTTCGGAGTCGAGATCGAGTTCCTGGGGAACAAGCAGCGCGTGATCGAGTGCCTGGAGCGCGAGGGGATCTATGCCCAGTTCCAGGGGTACTCCCACCAGACGGTGAGCACCTGGAAGATCGTGACCGACAGCTCGGTGGTCGGCAACGGGAGAGGGCTCGAGCTCGTCAGCCCGCCGATGAGGGGCGAGGACGGCCGCAGGCAGATCGAGGCGGCCTGCAGGGCGCTGGCAGCGGCGGGCGCCCGGGTCAACAGGACCTGCGGGCTCCACGTGCACCACGACGCGAGCGACCTCGACGTGCGCAGGCTCAAGGGGCTCGTCAGGCTCTACCAGCGCTCAGAGGCCATCCTGGACACCCTGCACCCGAAGTCCCGGCAGAGCAACTGCTACTGCAGGACCACGGCGTCGATCGACCTCGAGTGGGGGCGCGACGAGGCCGGGCCGGAGGAGTTCGCGAGGATGATCGACAACGCCTGCAGCCGGTACCTCAAGCTCAACCTGGCGGCCTACCGGCGCCACGGCACGGTGGAGTTCCGGCAGCACGCCGGGACCACGAACGCGGTGAAGATCTGGCACTGGGTGGTCCTCACGCAGGCCATGGTCGAGAAGGCGGCCGGCGGGCGGCTCAGCCTGACCGCGGGGATTCTGCCGAACTGGGAGCGCGTCAAGCAGGCGATCGGGCTGACCACCTACTGGGGCGGCAGCGAGACCGAGCAGGCGGCAGCGGAGTACTACGGCGGCCGGAGGATGGCCCTCCAGGCCGCCAGCGTGTGAGGTGAGTGAGATGGGAGCGATCGAGATCACGACAGAGGACGGGGCGAGGTTCTGCGGCGCGGCGCCGCGGGAAGTGGTGCGAGCCATGGCGAGAGACTGCTGGCACGCGCCCAGGACAGATCGGTATATGTACGAGGTGGCCAATAGGTGCTCGGCGTGGGACGGCACGGAGATCCGTGCCGAACGCCCAGCGGAGTTCCTGGCGGACCTGCTGAGGACGGGGGTCGTCCGGGAGGCGAGGCGCGGCGACGAGCGGCTCGCTCCGGAGGACCTGGAGGCCCTGGGGGACGGCGCATGATACGCGCCGACTTCGACCGGCTGTTGGCATGGATGGAGGATCGCGAGCACGACCTGCTGGGGTACAAGCGAGGCGAGTACGCCAGCGAGGAGGACGTGCTGCAGAACTTCCGGCAGAACGCCGATTTCCTCGGCGTGACGCCGGAGTCCCTGTGCTTCGTGTACGCCATGAAGCACATCCAGTCCATCGGCAGGGCCGTGGGCGACCCGAGTGCCACGCTAACCTGGGAGTCGGGCGGGCACGAGGGGCTCGGGCAGAGGATCTCCGACGCCAGGAACTACCTGGTACTACTGGCCGCGATACTATCAGAGAGGGGACAAGAACATGAAGACAGGACTAGAGATAGCCGACCTGCGGGGTCGGAAGACGGTGGAGTGGATCTGGAAGCACCTCCCGGCGGGGAGTAAGCCGGGGGACAGCGACGCCGAGGAGCTGGACCGGCTGCTCGTCGAGGACGGGCTGGCGCCCGAGCAGGCGGCGCTGCGGCTGTTCGGCACGGGCACGCCGCAGCGCCGGCTGGAGGGGCTCAAGTACCTGGCCCGCCAGCGGGAGGAGGTCATCATGTCGCTGCTCGGCGACTCGGTCGACGACCTGGTCGACCAGATCATCGAGACGGGCAGCGCCGAGATCCACCCGAGGCGCATCAGGCGCGTCGTGAGGGCCGCGGAGAAGTTCGGGCTGAGGGTCGAGGTCATCTCGGTCGTGAGGCTCGTGGGGCGGCCGCACAGGCGCGTCAGCGAGGAGCGCGCGGCCGGCGAGGAGGAGCCCGGGGAGGAGACTAGGGAGGAGACTAGGGAAGAAGCAAGGGAAGAGACTGGGGAAGAGGAGCCCAGGGACGACCGGGAGCTCGCACCGATGCCCTGAACAGTCCACATATACCCATTCATCCTATTTTAGAGCATATGCTCAGGCTGCCAGACGGCGTGGCCCTCGACGACGTGTTCGTGGAGCTGCCCGACATAGGCAATGACCCGGACGTCCGGGCGATGGTCACCGACATGCACGAGAGTGGGTGCTCGGTGTACAGGGCCGCGGCCAACAGGTTCGCCACGGGCGAGACTCGGCGCGCCTATGAGACACTCTACTACCACCTGTTCCGCGCTCAGCGGAGGATCTACCAGGCGTTCGACCTCCCGGTCGACAAGATCATCGAGACCCTGATGGCGGACGGCCAGATAGTGGTCAACCGGGAGAGGATGCCCGAGATCGAGCTCGCCTGCAGGACCCTGGGGATCCCGGTGACGCTGAGGACCCACATATCCGTGCAGCGAGGATGACCCGGTGACCGAGGTCCCGGCCGCGGTCCAGGGGGACTGGGAGCGGCTGCCGAACGAGCCCGACCTGGCGTGGACGGCGTTCAAGGCGTTCCGCGACATGGGCGCCAAGTCCAGGGTGATCAAGGCCGTGGCCGACGGCATGGGCCGCCGGCCCACGCAGGTCTACAAGTGGGCCGGCGCGTTCCGCTGGCGCGAGAGGGCAGAGGCCTACGACCGGTTCCTCGACGCCCAGGACGTGCGGTTCGCCGAGGAGCTCCGCCAGCAGGGGCTCGAGCGCCGGTCCAAGGTGGCCGACATGATGCTCGACGTCGCCGAGGCCCAGCTCAGGAAGTGGATCGACGACTCCGCCATGGGGATCTCGCCCAAGATCACGCCGGCTGACGTGGCCCGGCTGGTCGAGGCCGGGGTCAAGATCCAGAGGCTCGAGAACGGCGAGTCGACCGAGAACCTCGGGGTCTCCGGCCGGATCACGACCATCCCCGACGTCGAGCTCCTCGACCGCGCCCGGGAGATCCTCAGCCGCGAGGTGAAGCGGTGAGCGGCCGCGGGCTGATCGGGAGCCGCCTCGAGCGTGCCATGGCACAGGCGAGCCCGGCCGGGTTTGCGCAGATCACGTCCAACGGCCGATGGAGGATGGCTCCGCACCTGCAGCTGGTCGACCAGGCCCTGGTCAGGATCGCCCGCGGCGAGGCCGACCGGGTGCTCATCAGCATGCCACCGCGGCACGGCAAGTCCGAGCTGGTCTCCGCCAACACGCCGCCGTGGTTCCTGGGGATGTTCCCCGACAAGCGGGTCCTGCTGGCCTCCTACGAGGCCGACTTCGCGGCCCAGTGGGGGCGCCGCGGGCGGACGCTGATCAGCGAGTTCGGGGGCCTGTTCCCCGAGCCGATCGCCGTGGACCCCGAGTCGGCGTCGGCGTCCCGGTGGAACATCCTCGGGCACCAGGGCGGGATGCAGACGGCCGGCATCGGCGGCCCGCTGACCGGCAAGGGCGCCGACCTGGCCATCATCGACGACCCGATCAAGAACGCCGAGGAGGCCTCCTCGCAGACGGTCCGCAACGCCCACTGGGACTGGTACCAGTCGACCCTGTACACCCGGCTCGAGCCGAACGGGGCGATCCTGCTGATCATGACCCGGTGGAACGAGGACGACCTCGCGGGCCGGCTCCTCGAGGAGGCGCGCAACGGGGGCGACCAGTGGGAGGTGATCTCGCTGCCGGCCCTGGCGGAGGGGCCGGACGTCCTCGGGCGCGAGGAGGGGCACGCCCTGTGGCCGTCCCGGTACCCGGCCCAGAAGCTGCGCGCCATCCGGCGCACCCTGGGGTCGTTCTGGTTCGCGGGGCTGTACCAGCAGCGCCCGGCGCCGATCGAGGGCGGGCTGTTCAAGCGCAGCTGGTTCGAGATCGTGGACGCGTACCCGACCCGGTGCTCGAGGATGCGCCACTGGGATCTGGCCGCCACCGCGGGCGGCGGGGACTGGACCGTGGGGCTCCTCCTGGCCGAGCGCGACGGGGTGTTCTACATCGTCGACATCCGCAGGGGCCAGCTCGAGCCGGCCGGGGTGGAGTCCCTGGTCGGGGGCACGGCCGCGATGGACGGCCACGAGACCGCGATCCAGATGGAGCAGGAGCCCGGGTCGTCCGGGCTGAACACGATCGACCACTACGCCCGGAGGGTGCTCCTGGGCTACAATTTCCGGGGGGTCCGGGCGACCGGGAGCAAGGTGGAGCGGGCGAGACCCGCTGCGGCCGCGGCCGAGGCCGGGAACATCAAGATCGTCCGAGGGCCGTGGAATTCGGCGTTCCTGGACGAGATCACGGTGTTCCCCAACGGCAAGCACGACGACCAGGTCGACGGCCTCACCGGGGCCTTCGCCGGGCTGACGCTCTACGGCGGCACCCGGGGGGAGGTGGCCGGGATGGCCGAGGCCCTCGGCGAGCAGATCGCCTGGGAGCACGACGACCCGGGGGTCGACGAGTGGGGCGATGATATACCCGGGATGTGACGTTTGAGACACAGATCGCGCGGGGAGTGAGAATGGCGAAGGGAGTCAGATCAGCAGAGCCCAGGGGTGAGGAGGGCACGCTCTACGTGTCCTCTGCGGGCCAGACGTTCACCCAGCCGAGGATCGACGCGGACCGGATTCTGAAGTACCAGGACAACATCTACCTGGCCGGTGCGCTGGACAAGCAGCAGCGGATCCTCTTCCAGGACCGCAAGCGGTTCGCGGTCCGGGGAATCGACGAGAACGGGGAGGACGTGCCCGACCTCACGTCGGCGCTGACCGCGATGTGCAAGCGGCCCGAGGTGGACCTCTGGTTCAGCATGCAGGTCGCGTGGCGTGAGTCGGCCACGTGGGGGCCGGCGCTGTTCAACCCGGTGTGGGACTGGGAGGGGGGCGAGTACGTCCTGCAGCGCCTCCGCCACCTGCCGTCGGAGACGTTCTCCAGCGCGGGCGGCGCCATGTCGACCATTCGGAACCCGATACTCCCGGGGATATGCCTCGGCGGGGATGGGGAGGCGCAGTTCTGGCAGACCCAGCCGGACGGCATGGTCCGCCAGTTGACCAACGTGGCCATGATGGGCGACCCGGTGCGCCGGGGCCTGCTCGGGGGCAAGCCGCTGATCCTGCCGGTGATCCCGATCGTCACCATGCTGAACTTCAGCTGGACCGGGCAGATGCAGCAGAACAACCGGCTCGGGGCCGGGGGGCTGTTCTTCATCAAGGTCACGAACCCGGTCGGCGACGACAAGCAGTACGCCCAGCAGATCATCAAGAACATCAGCCGGGGCGTGGGGTACCAGCTGCGCCAGAACATGGAGATCGTGAACCTGGGGATCGCCGAGACCACCACGGCGGCGGAGACCATCGGGATCCTCGACAGCCTGATCGCCAACTACTTCTCGCCCAGCTCCGCGATCTCCAGGGAGGGCACGCTGATCGGCGGGTCGGCCGGGCCGGAGTACGACCTCTACATGTCCTACGTCATGGGCCAGCAGAGCTGGGTGGAAGCCGCGTTCGAGAGGCTGCTCGACCCATACCTGGCTGCCAACGGGTGGGGCGGGTGCAGCGTGGTCGTCGACATACCCGAGCCGAGCGCCGACATGACGAAGACGTGGATCGACGTGGTCAGGGCCGGGTTCGAGACCAAGACGATGGGGCTGAACGAGCGGCGTGAGGCCCTGTCCCGGTGCGGCATCGAGCTCGGCGACCTCACGCCCGAGGAGCAGGCGGCGCTCATGGACGAGTTCGGGGTCCTCTCCGACACGGCCCAGGAGATGGGCATGCGCCGGGTCGAGCTCATGACCCGCGTCGCCGGGATCGACCGGCTCGACCCGTACGCCCTGGTGTCCCAGGACGACCAGGCGAGGTTCTTCCGGCAGACGCTCGGGCTGCCGCGCGAGGACGCCCGGGAGGAGTAGATGGCGCGCAGGCTCTCGCCGCAGACCCGGAACGACCCGACCCGGACGCTCCGGCTAATCGAGAAGAACGAGCGGGCCGCGACGAGGCTGGTCCGCGCCTACTACGCCGACGTGGTCGGGGCGGTCCGCGAGGGGGCCAGGATGCACGCCGGGGTCGAGCTGGACATCCTGGACGGCACGCTCCGGCGCACCGACGACCTGGCCCGCCTGCTCGGCGAGGACCTGGCCAAGCTGGCCGAGAGCGGCACGTGGGACGGCTACGCCGCGGGCCACCGGTTCGGGTCGGTGGCGCTGGGCGCCGAGATCGGCGAGCGCCAGGAGGCGTGGCGCAAGATCGGTGTCCTGGTCGAGTCGCACCAGGGCGAGTTCGCTGGCATGACCGCGGACATGTCCAAGGACGTCCGGCGCGTGATCTCCGACGGCATGCTGAACGAGCGCTCGCAGGGCCAGATGATCGCGGAGATCATGGCCCGGTCCGACGCCTCGGCGCAGCGGGCCGAGACGATCGTGCGGACGGAGGTCATGCGGGCCACGAACGCCGGGGTCACGGACCGGTACGTCGAGGCCGGGGTGGACGTGGTGGAGTGGGTCACCTGCGGCGACTCCCGGGCTTGCAGCAGGTGCATGGACCTGGACGGCCGGAGGTTCCCGATCGGGGACGCTCCGCCGAGGCCGCTGCACCCTCGGTGCCGGTGCACGGTGGTGCCCGTGATCGCCGTCCCGGGGAAGGACGCGCCCAAGACGGAGTCCTGGGAGGACATGCAGCGCGGCGGCGAGAAACCGAGGGTGATCACCGGCAAGACGGCGCTGAGGGAGATCGAGATGGTCACGGCCGACGTGGAGCGCGAGCTCACCCGGACCGCCGCGACGTACGAGGCGAAGCGGCAGGAATATGAGGCGATGACGCGTGAGCTCTACAAGATGCAGGACGTCATCGTAGCCCTGCCGAAGGGGCCGGAGAGAGACAGGCTCGTGGACGAGCTCGAGGCGTACGTGAGCGAGCGTTACACCCCACTGAGCAAGCGCCTGGGCGCGCTTCGGGAGCGCGAGCGCGAGCTCAGGACCGAGTCCCGGAGGATCATCCACGAGCGGGTGCTGTTCGAGCCCGAGCCCGACGCCCGGCTGGGCTGGGAGATAGTCGGGAGCACGAGGCCCAGCGGCAGCATGGAGGCGCAGACCGAGGTCGCGTTCGACTGGCTGAGGCGCGTCGTGAGGTGCGGCAGCCTGCCCGAGGTCGGGATAAGGCCGGCCGCGAGGGGCACCCGCGCGTCCTACAACCTCGCCTCGGGGGTCATGAACACGGCCATGGACGACGACGCGGCAACGATCATCCACGAGTTCGGCCACCACATCGAGTACACGGGGCACCGGGTGATGCGCGAGGCCGTCGGGTTCTACGAGATCCGGACGGAGGGCGAGGCGCTGCGGAGGCTGTCGGAGGTCCTCGAGGGCTCGGCATACCGCGCGGACGAGGTCACCAAGGTGGACAAGTTCATTAACCCGTACATGGGGAAGTTCTACGGAGACGGCGATGACATCTACTGCACGGAGCTCGTCAGCATGGGGATCGAGATGCTCTACAGGGATCCCGTCCGGCTGGCGAGGGAGGACCCCGAGTACTTCGAGTGGATCGTGAACATTGTCAAGGGGGTAGAGATCACATGGTAGTCACGCAGGCCCGGGTGAGGCTCGGGCGGAGCACGGAGGCCACGACCGACGGCGACGTGTGGGAGTGCGACGTCGAGTGGGCGCGGGACGCGCTCGAGACCGTGGCCGGGGCGTCCGAGGTGGCCGGCTACGCGCCCTCGAGGGCGGCCGCGATGGCCGTGCTCGCGCGGGACCGGCTCGACGCGGTGATCGTCGAGATCCCCGAGACGGGCGCCCGGGACGAGCCCGGGGTGGTGTACTGATGGCGTTCTTCCCGCCGTTCAGCCTCGCCGAGCACATCCACGTCCAGGTGTGCCGGGTGGCGTATCCCGAGATGTCGTATGGCGACCTCGCCCGGCGGCTCAACCTCATTTTTAGGGACCACAACGGCGGGTGCCGGACCCGGGATGGCGTCTACACGCACATCCGGCGAGGGCACAGGCCCGCACTGGTCCGATAGGTATATGTGCCCGCGTCGATCACCATGAGATGGTGAGAGATGTGACAGACACTAAAGCCAGTAAGGGAGATACGAGAGGGTTCGCGCTCTTCCGGGTGGACACGTTCCGCCCGGTCCAGGGCGCCAGCGTGGCGTACTGGGTGCTACCCTCCGGGGCCGAGGGGCTGACCGAGGTCCGCGAGTGGTGCAGGACGCGCAACGCCCAGGGCACCGCGGCGGACTTCAGGATGCTGGTGGCCCACATGACCGAGGGCCAGCTCAGGCAGCTGGTGGACAACGGCACCCGGGCGCTCGAGGGGGCCGGCGAGCCATGAGCGGGGGCTGCTGCGACGGCCTGCCCGAGCCGATCGGGGGCATCCTGCGGCGCCGGATGGCGCTCGCCTCGTGCCGCTGCCGGCGGTACCGGCGCATGCTGAGGGAGGCGGGGTCGCACACCAGTTGCGCGACCCTGGAGGCCTGGGCCGACGCCCGGGACCACTGGGCCTTCGAGGTGAGGAGCCTCGAGGCCGACGCCCGGGTGATCGGCGTCAGGGCGGGGTTCGACCACACGGCCCGGGCGCTCGGCTACCCGGACTGGGAGCACATGCAGGCCCGCTCGTACGCCCAGCTCCCGCCCGAGGCGCTCGCCTCGAGGGCCGTGGGGGGCGCGCCATGACGCCGGATCCACGCGTCGGCCTGCGCCTGCTCGGGGAGAACATGGAGCACGACTTCTTCTGCTGCATCCCGTGGCGATCGCTCGTCGAGATCGAGGAGGGCCGCGTCCTGGTGGGCATCAGCAAGCAGGGCGTGCCGAAGCTCGCGGTCTGCGACCCGGCCACCGAGAGGTGGAGCATCTACGAGATCACCGTCGACGCCAGCGGCGCCGAGGGCCGGGAGGAGCCATGAGGCTGGTGTGCCCGGACTGCGGCGGCACCGGGGAGACCGGCGGGGTCCTGCTCCGCCCGTCACGGTGCCGGCGGTGCTGGGGTCGCGGCTGGCTCGAGGAGCCCGTGGTGATCAACATCCGGACGGCGCCAGACGACTGGCGCGACCGGCCCGATCACGTCTACATCGGGCGGGTGCACCGGTCGCCGACCTTCGGCTCGATCCCGCGGTCCGTGTGGGCCAATCCGTTCCACGGCGACCGGGCGGAGGCGATCGATCACTTCCGCGAGCTCCTGCGGGCCTCGCCCGAGATGCTCGGGGCGCTGCCGTCCCTGGGCGGCATGACCCTGGTGTGCTGGTGCAGGCCGCGGCCGTGCCACGGCGACGCGCTCGTGGAGGCCTACCGGGAGCACGTGATCAGGCCTAACGCGTCTGACCGACGCGATCAGGAACATCTATGTGATGGGACATCACACGAGAGTGTGAGGAACAGCGAATGAGCAACACCATCAGAACCAACAGCACGGACGCGGGCGAGTGGAACGAGAACCTGCGCCGGGAGACGATCGAGATCGCGACCAGGGCCTTCCTGCGGATGGCCTCTGACGGCGAGCCGGACGAGAACCTGGCCCTGGCCGTGGGCGAGTCGGCGACCTACTTCGACAGCCTCTGCGTCGGGGACGCGGAGATCACCGACGAGGAGATCCGCGAGGGGGTCCTCGCGGAGCTGCGCCGGCTGGCGGGGCTGCTCGGGGAGCGTGCGAGCGAGAGGGGTGGCGAATGAGCCTCCTCCGCCTCGCAAAGTATTTGTGTGGAACGATGCAGAAAGGAGTCATGGTGAACGACATGGAAAACACCGAACTGAGACACGAGAGCGGGCGGCCGGAGGTCTGGCTGATCCTGCGCGAGAGCGACGGGCGCATGGTGGACGCGAGGGCGTTCGCGATCACGAACGAGGACGACTACGACGCGATCTGCGAGGTCTGCGCCGACGCGTCCAACGGGACCGACGGCGCGGTGGTCCAGCGCCCCGTCCTGGTCGGCGAGGCCGACGACGACCTCGAGGCCGAGAGGATGGCCCGCGCGGTCAACGTGGCCGTGCACGCGGTGAGGCCCGAGTGGGGCCGAGCCTACCCGGACGAGCCCGAGCGGGGGCGGTCCTGATGGCGTACGAGAGGTCGCTGCGCACGCGGTTCATGGCCCGGATCGAGGAGCTCGGGTGCACCGTGGAGGAGACCAAGCCCGTCCACGTGTGGGGCCAGCCGGGGGTCATCCTCATCACGGCGCCCGCGGGCCGGACCCTCGCGGCGACCGGCGAGGGCAGCATCTCCGTGGAGCACGGCTCGAGCATAGGCGTCTCCAAGGAGGACGCCTACGCCGAGGCGCTGCGCAGGCTCGAGGACGGGCTGGTGCCCGAGGGCGGGGTGCAGAACCCGCCGATCCGGGCGAAGAGGTTCGTGGAGTTCCTCGAGGCCCGGCGCGGCGAGCTGCAGGCGGCCCTCGACGGGCTCGGCCCGAAGGACAAGGGGATGCGGATCGAGACCCGGGCGCGGATCGCCGAGGTCGAGGTGCTCATGCGCCGCGTCCGCACGGAGTTCATCTACGCGGAGGCGAGCGAGTGATCACCCGCGACCAGGCCCTGGAGCAGATCCGGGCCACCCTGGCCTCCTGCGTGCCGGAGACGCCCGAGGAGGAGATCGCGTACCTGCTGGAGGCGCTGGACCAGAGCACCGGGTGCCCGTACAGCGCCACGTGCGACGCGTGCGCGTGGAACCTGGGCGGCCAGTGCGCCCGGGCGTTCGTCCGGCGGCTGGTCCAGGGCGTCCGCGACCAGAGGGTGCCGACGCCGGCGCCGACTCCCGAGGGCATGAACGGCTACGACGCCGGGGGTGTCGCGCGATGATGAGCGCCAGCCGGCGACGGGCGCCGGCGGCCCGGGAGCCCAGGTACACCTACGTCGGGCCAGCCGAGGCCGTCACCGTGTGCCCGCTCAGGGGCCGGCGCGACTACGAGGGGCCGTGCGGCGACGGCAGCTGCCCGGGCATGATCCGGGGCCGGTGCATGTTCGTGAACGGCGAGCCCGTCCGGGCGGCCGAGGGGATGTTCGTGGAGGGGCGATGCCCGATAGTCGGGCGCCACACGGTCGAGCTCTACTGCGATGTGGAGCACGCGGCCGGCGCGACGCTGCCAGAGGGGTCCCGGCTATGAGGTACTTCGGCCAGCCCAGGTACACCGGGGACCAGCAGTGCGACATGTGCGGGTGCTGGGTCCACGGGGAGCGGATGCACCTGGCCGGCGGCTGGGCGCTGATCTGCGAGGGCTGCAAGGCCCGGGCGGACCAGCGTGCCGCCCAGGCGACGCCGGGGGTGGGGGCGTGAGCGGCTGGGTGCAGTCCGAGGACGGCGCGGCCATTCACCTCTACACCGGGTCGCAGGTCGTGCCCGTGGTCCCGGACTACCTTCATGACCAGGAGGCGTACGAGGTCCGGGTCGTCATCCCGCAGGGCGAGGTGGCCCGGATGATGCGCCTCGGCGTGGTGCGACTCGGCGAGCACGAGGGGCTCAGCCTCCGGGAGCACGCGGTGTGGGTCGTGCGCGAGCTGATCGGCGGCGCGGACGACGCCGGCATAGGCCCCGCGGCGCTCTCGGGGATCTCGGACTGCGGCCACGACTTCACGGTCGAGCCCGTGCCCGCGACTGTGGAGCAGGGGGGATGGGGATGACAGGGTACAAGATCGGGAACATCCTGCGCGGCTACATCTGCCTCTCGGCCGGGAGCGATCGGGAGGCGTGGGACAGGGGCCGAGCGATGTCTGACGAGGCGTGCCCGATGGATCACGGCACAGAGCCTGCCCAGGTGGAGCTCTACGCCCTGAGACCCGTCCCTGCCACGCCGAAGTGCGTCGAGCAGGACCCCTTCCCCGAAGCCTGGTGCCCAATATTGATCGGGTACTCGGACGAGCCATACCCGGAGGCGGCGTCATGAGGCGGAGGGCGCTTGACAGGCGCACCCGCCGGCGGTCGTGGAGGATGGACCGGGGCATGCGGCGGCACGACAGGCCGTTCGAGGAGGCACGAAGGGCCACGCGCGTCCTGTGCCGGGTCCTCGACCGGTGCGTGGCGCCGGCGTGCGACCTGCTGGCGCTTGGGCTGGCCCGGCTGGCAAGGGCGAGGGCGGCGTCATGACCACCGTGGCCGAGATGAGGGCCGACCTACTGGCCACAGCCGAGATCCTGGAGCAGTTCAACCAGGGGATGGAGTGCAGGTTCTGCTGGGGCATCGGAGAGGGCGGGCGCATCACCGGCGCGACGCTGGTCGACGACCCGAGGCGGGGCGGTCGGTTCGTGGAGGTGGGGTGATGAGTGATGACCGGGAGAGCGGCTGCGAGGCGGCCGCACGGATCCGGGTGAGGGACCTGCGCCACGCCGACTCATACGGCGGCGGGGGCGGCCAGACCCGGCTGGCGGGGCGCGCCCGCTGGTGCGACACCGAGACGAGGATCTCCAGGCTCAGCCGCACCCACGGGCGCGGCTCCGAGAGGGGCCACGTGTGACGCCCAGGCCCACCCGGGACGGCTGGTTGCTCTCGGTGGCGCTGGAGACCGCTCGGCGGTCCACCTGCGTCCGCCGGCACTACGGGGCGGTGGTCGCCACGCCGACAGGGGAGATCATCTCCACCGGGTACAACGGGGCTCCTCGCGGGCAGCCGCACTGCGCCGAGGCCGGGTGCCGGCGGCAGGCGCTCGGGATCCCGCAGGGCGAGCGCTACGAGCTCTGCCGGGCCGTCCACGCCGAGATGAACGCGCTCCTGCAGGCCGGGCGGGCGGCCGAGGGCTGCACCCTGTACCTGGCCGGGTACGCGGTGGGGAGCGGGCTGGCGGTCGACGCCACGCCGTGTCTCCTCTGCGCCCGGGTGGCGGTGAACCGCGGGATCGCCGAGGTGGTCATGCGGCGGGTTCCGCCGTGGCAGCCCGCCAGGGCCGACCCCGCGGCCATCCTGGCCTCGCTCGAGGAGGCCGCCGAGGGCGCGGCCCGGGTGGCGGCGAGCCGCGGGATCGGCGCAGAGGAGCGGCAGATCGGGGGGTCTCGGCCGTGACCAGGATCATCCGCGTCGAGACCTGCGACCGCTGCCCCTATGTGGCCGGCTCGCGAGGATGCCGGCACCCGGACGCTCTCGTGGAGGTCGCCGGGGTGCCGACGATCCGCATGTTCGACAACTACTTCGTCATCCCGGCCTGGTGCCCGCTGGAGCAGGCCGGCCCGGACTGGCGGCCGTACGCGGCCACCTTTGTGAGAGGCGATTCTGATGAAACGGGGAGATGATGTGTTTCCAACTATCATGGATGAAGGCCTGGTGATTGAAACCTGCCTTCCTGCGACGACGGATGAGTGGGCATTCTATCGGCGGGTCTACCGGATCGAGCGACACGGGCGCTCGTGGTGGCGGGGGACGGCATGACACTCCGAGGCACGATGGGCGGCGGCCACCGGGCACGGTGCCTGGCGCTGATTCACGAGGGGCGTGCGTGAGCCCGGCGGAGGCCTCGGCGGCGTTCGGCCTGCTCGCCCTGGCGGCGGTCCGAGAGCTCATCGAGGAGGTGCTGCGGTGATTTGCTCGGACTGCGGTTCAGAGATGGCGCCGAGAGGCCGCCCCATGAATCATTTCGTGTCACGGGCAGGGATCCTCGTTCATACGAAACACCTCCTGCAACATTACGAGTGTCCGAGATGCGGAGCTAAGGGCAAGGAGGTGCTGCGGTGAAGGTCCTCTACATCTCCGGCGCCGGGGCAGGTACCGGTGACGCCGCCCGGGCCACCGAGACACAGTGTGGCTCGTTCACCCCAAAAAAAAAGAGGAAGGGTCATTTCGCAAAGCGAGTTTTCCGGAAACTCGCTTTTCGAAATGACCCTTTGCATTGTGACCGGGGCATCCGCACTCAAGGGGGTATGCGCTGTGCTTCCACTGCGCTACCGCGGGCAATATACAGGTGCTCCGAGGAGCGCGCGCTCGATGGAGTCTATTTTATAGCCGCGTGCCCATCACAGTGTGATGTCATGCCCAGGCGACAGCACCTGCAGACCGGGCGACACGTGTTTCTTCGGCCACTCGGCGCTCACGGGCGAGTCCCACACGGCCATCCTCCAGGCGCTCAACCGGTGGATGACGTGGGGCGGCGAGAGGGTCTGGTACGGCACTGAGAACTTCGACGGCACGGGTGCGGACTGGGACCGCGTGCCGGTGATCTACGCCCAGACTCACCCTGACCCGCTCCTGCTCGAGGGCGACCTCGACGCGGCGCTGGCTGCAGTGAGGACGGCGGAGGGGGAGCCCGGCAGGATCTGCGGGGGCCTCTCGGGGTCCAGGGTGGAGGCCACGGGCCAGCCTCGGCTGGAGTCGCGGATCTCCTTCACGGACCCGGAGGTCGACGCCGCCTACCAGCGGGGCGAGCTGTCCCTGTCCACGGCGTTCTGGTCCTCCAGCAGGGCCGGCGCCATCACGGGCAGGGTCAGGCCGAACCACCTCCTCGTCTTCAAGGCCGGGCAGCCGGCCGAGGAGGGCGGCGGTGGGGTCTGGCCACGCGACCCGGGGGCGATGTTCCTCAACAGCCAGTCCGGAGACGGCATGCCGAACGACAAGATCAACGCGGGGAAGCTCCGCCAGGCCCTCGACCTTCTGAAGGAGCTCTTCGCCGGGATGACCGGCGAGGGCGGCGACGAGGGCGAGCAGGCGGGCGGTGGGCGCAGGCCCGCGACGCAGGCACAGGCCCACACGGAGGCCCACACGGAGGCCCAGGCGGGCGAGAGTGAGGAGACAGACAACATGGCAGACGACGAGGGCGCCATCGAGGCGCTGAGAGCCGAGAACGAGGCCCTTAGGGCCGAGATCGCGGCGGCCAAGCAGGAGAACGAGGCGGCGACTGCCGCGCTCAACGCGGTCGAGCAGGAGAGGCGCGACCAGGCGTGGGCCAACACCCGGGCCGAGCACGTGCCCCAGGGGTGGCTCGCCAAGGAGGGCGCCGAGGCCGAGCTCCGCACGGAGTTCGAGCAAGAGCCGATCGCGTTCATGAACCGCATCCTGGCCCACCGCAGGGCCGGCGAGACACAGGAGGAGGGGAGCACCGCCCACATGAACGCGGGCAGCGAGCAGGCGGAGGCCAACGCCGCCATGTCGCGGGCCAGCGGCCGGGCGATCCCGGGCAGGCTCCACTGAGGTGAGACACAATGACCGACAACCAGTCAACCATCGCCGGTAACTACAGAGGGACCGGCGCGATCATCGAGTGCATCCTCGACGAGGGTGCGCCGACGCCCGTCGCGCTCACGCACATGCAGACGGGCGAGACGCTCAGCACCCTGACCTTCGCCTCTCCGCTCGAGGAGGGCATGGTCGTGGCGCTCAGCAACGACACCGCGAACACCTACGCCGCGACCGAGGGCATGCCCGTGGTCGAGCGGGGGGCCAACGGCGATACGCTGATCATCGGCCAGATCGTCAGCACGCCCAGGCTCAAGGCCTTCCCGGCCACCGCGGGGGCCGCCAACGACCTCGCAGAGCGGCTCGCCGGCAAGTACTACCGCACGGCCCTGGTCGAGCTCCACATCCCGGGCAGGATCGTCGCGGCCCAGATCATGCAGAACGGCACCAACGCGCTGGTGCCCGGCGTCATGGCGACGCTGGCATTCAACATCACCTCGGCGTACGCCACCGGCGCCCGGGGGTACTACTTCGACGCCGTGGCGGAGAACGGGGTAGGCGGCATCCCGCTCCACTACGTGGCGAAAGGGACCGACGGGGACCTCGCCACAGCGCTGGTGCTGATGAACGGACTGACCATCGCCGCAACAGGAGCCTAAGATGCCTCTCGAGGGAACAACTGATTTCTGGCTGAGACAGGGAACGGCGCTCCGGAGCCTCTACGAGGAGGCCGAGCCCTATCTCTGGGCGACCAGGTTCATCCGGCCCATCAAGGATGACCAGGACGCATTCACGTATCGCTATCAGAACACCACCAAGTCCGGGGACGCCAGGAAGAAGCAGCCGGCCCACACCATGATCGGCGCGGACTTCCCCGAGGTCGACATGTCCCGCGGGCTCACCGGGTCCGGGATGACCGAGAGCCGCGGGTTCCAGGTGCGGATCAAGCGCAGCGCCATCCGGAACCAGCCGAAGGGAATCGACGAGATCCAGCGGGCGTACAAGTTCGCCGGGTTCTGGGTCGCCGAGTACATCCACAACGACATCCTCGCGGTGATCAAGGCCGGGGCCACCACGCCCACCTGGACGCCGCCCGCGGTGTGGTCCAGTGGGGACGCGGTCCCGATCGACGACCTCATCAGGCTCGAGGAGTGCATGGAGCGCGAGGGCTATCCGTACGCCCTGACCGACGTCCTGGTCAACAAGACGAACTGGTACGAGCTCAAGGGCTACCTCACCAGCGCGGACGTCAGCGACGCCAAGCAGCGCGGCATCTACGGCGTGCCGGCGATCGGCAAGGACACGATTCACGTCCCGGTCGTAGGCGCCGACGTGATCAAGTGCAAGTCCGGCATCGACGAGGGCTACGTCCTCGGCCTGGACCGCAACAACCCGTGCGCCGAGTACCACTACTACGTGGACCCGAAGTTCGGCACCGCACAGGTGCAGTACGAGACCATCATCGACGGCAAGCGCCAGATGGTGACCGCGGACAACCTCGGGGTCCAGTTCGAGACCTACGAGGAGCAGGGCACGCACGACCAGATCCTCCGGTTCTGGGTCGAGAACAAGGTGGTCGTCACCGAGGCCCTCGCGGCCCAGTACGACAACGGGATCTAATCCCGTCCCTCTTTTTGAAGGGGCTGCTCCAGCACACTAGACATCAGGAGGCAAGAGACACATGGCATACACAGCCAAGAGCGCGGGGACGCTCCGCAAGATCCGCGGATCCCTGCTCGAGAAGATCGCCGGCGAGCTCGCGCTCATCGACGCGGAGATCGACAGCGTGGGCGTCCAGGCGGCGACCCACAGGTCCAAGTTCGTCCTTCTCACGGCGGGCCTGGGAACCAGGTCGGACGCGGCGACGTCCGGCGTGGACATCGCGGACGGGACCGGCGGCACCACCTTCGGCGTGTTCTTCGCGCCCGTGGCCATCACGGCGGTGAAGCTGCACGTCCTGGCCAACGAGGCCTACGCCAAGGACACCACGGACACCACGGACGCGAAGATCGAGATCAAGGACAACTCGACCACGCCCGTGGTCATCTTCACGCACACGCCGGCGGCCGACGGCGTGGCGGCGGGTACCCTGGCGAGCACCAGCCCGGCGACCGGCAAGGCCGCCATCGCCGCGGGCAAGCGGCTCGACCTGGTGGTCACCTCGACGGGCGACTCGGGCGGTGCCGGCCACGTGGACGTGATCCTCGAGTACTACGAGACGGAGTCGTGAGGTAGGCCATGACCAAGTGGCAGGTCGACACGTACACCGACCCGGCGGCCCTCGCGGCCGTCATCGAGGCCCTCGACGACACGATCCAGATCCAGATCATCCCGTTCCCGGCGGGCCGCGACGCCCACTTCATGCTGATCCGGGCCGGGGGCAGCTGAGGTGACGCCGTATGACGGCGTCCAGTAACCTGGTGGCCGCGGCCAACCCCGCGATGACCGAGGCGGAGGCCTCGACGGCGATCTCCACCTACGGCGGCGTGGCCGAGGCGAGGCTCGCCCTGGACGACCCGGGGCTGCCGGCGACCCTCCGCGACTGGTGCCACGCCCTCATGATCTGCCACCTGGCGGACGCGGGGAACCCCGAGGTCGGGCTCAGGCAGCACACCTCGGGCGACTACTCGGAGAGCCGGGCCGCGGGGGCCACCACCTGGTCGATCCAGTACCACGAGATCATCGCCCTGGCCGGCGCGGCCCTCGGCGCCAGGGCAGAGCCCGCGGGCGTGGGCGTGGTCCGGGCCGACGCCGACATGGGCGCCGTGTCCCTCGACCAGGGCGGCGTCCCGGCGTTCCACGACGGGGTGAGCCTGTGAGGCCCGGGATGATCCACACCTGCACTATCCAGGCGCGCATGCGCGTGCAGCGGCTCGACTACTCGGATGGCGTCGACGAGGCCGTGATCGGCCAGACCGTGACCGGGGCGGAGTCGGGAGCGACGGCCATCGTGGTCGGCGTGGACGAGGCCTACCTGCGGGTTCGGGAGCTAAGCAAGCCCTTCGTCGCGGACGAGGCGGTGTCCACGCCGACATGGTCGGGCACCCTCGTGTCGCAGGCGGACTACGCCAACCAGAGCGGCGAGCCCGCCTGGTACTGGACCGACTCGACGACCGGCGTGCGGTGCCGGTTCTACGTCCGCGACGGGCAGGGCCGGCGCCGGCACGACACCGGCGACATCGAGGACCCGACCCTCCGGTGCATGCTCCCGCCCACCGCCACGGTGGGGGAGGTCGGCTACCGGATCGCCACGACCGAGGCCGGGTTCGCCGGGACCTACGCCGTGAAGCGGCTCGTGCCGCGGTCGAACGCCCGCGGGCTCGATCACTACGAGGCGGACCTCGAGGAGGCGATCTGATGGACGGCGCGACCGACCACGACCTCCTCGTCGAGATCCGGGGCGACGTGCGGTACATCCGCAGCACGCTGACCGACCACGAGGGCCGGCTGCGAATCCTCGAGCGCCAGGGCAACCTGTCGCAGGCGGTCCACCGCCTCGAGGAGACGTCCGAGGAGCACGGGGGCCGCCTCCGTGCCCTCGAGAAGAGGGACGCCGGCAGGCGGGCGATCTCGTCCTGGAAGAACATGACGCTGGCGAGGCTCATCGGGCTCCTCGGCGCGGCCGGGGGATCCGGCGCGGCGCTCGGCTACCTGGCGAGCTGCCTCGACCTGCTCGGGGCCGTCCGATGACCAAGATCCTCACGCCCGAGCAACTGAGGGCCAAGTTCGCCGCCATCCAGCTCGAGACCCGCCCGGCCCTCCTGGCCGCGATGCGGGACGCGGCGCTGAACGTGGAGGCCCAGGCCCGGGTCAACTGCACGCCGGGGAAGTCGCCCTACGAGGACTACAACTTCCCGACCAAGATGGAGAGGTTCCCCGACAACTACACCGGGGCGCCCTACACCGACGACCGTGACCCGGACCGGGAGCCTCCGCACATGCGCGACGTGATGTACAGCGAGGCCCGGGAGGACGGGGACGCCATCGTCGGCGTCGTGGGCAACCCCAAGCGCTACGCCCTGATGGTGCACGAGGGGACCACCAGGATGCAGGCACGGCCATTTATCACCGACGCCATCGAGGATAAGAAGTCAGAGACCGCCGCCATCCTGTCGAGCGGGGTGGAAGAGGTCCTCCGGAGGCACAGCACATGAGACACGAGGTGTTCCAGGCGATCGTCGCGAAGCTCGCCGCCGACTCCGCCCTCGTCGCGAGCCTGGGCGAGGCGCGCGTCTTCCGCCGGCAGGCCGACCGGCCGGCGCAGGCCCCGTCGATCACCCTGGCGGAGAACACCGAGAGCAGCACGCCGCGCGTGGGCTACAGGGTGACCCGGGTGCGGGACAACTCGTCGGTCCTGCAGGTCGACGTGTGGGTGAGCGGGGATGACGAGTCCGCGCCGAACAGCGGCGAGGACGCGGACCTGATCGCCGAGAGGGTGGACGAGATCCTCCTGGACGCCGCGTCGCCGGTCGCCGGCACGGGGCAGTGGTCCCGGACGTCGTCCTCCCAGCAGTTCGAGGAGGGCACCCGTGTCTGGCACAACGCCCTCAGGTACTCGTTCCAGTACAGCATCAGAGACAGTTAGGAGTGAACCATGACAGTAGAGTCTTACACAGGGGTTGACGGGGTCGTCCTCATCAACGACACGGTCGTTGCGGACGTCCTCTTCAGCGTCAAGATCAACCGCTCCGTCGCAGAGGCGGAGCGGTCGGGCAAGCACAGCAAGCTGAAGGTACCGGGCGACGTCGACGTCACCGGGACGATCGACGAGATCGTGACCGACGGCGAGCTCATCGGGATGGCCATCGGGAACACCACGACCACGGGCACGGCGGCGACACTGCACGCGGGCCTCGAGCTGCCCGGGACGGGCGCCGAGAGCGTCAACGACATGACCCTGACCGCCTGCACCACGCCGTCGAGGATCCGGCTCACCGCGCTCACCGAGGCCGTGACCGATGCAGGCGTCGCGGTCCTCCACGGGACCGGCGCCGGGGGAGACCTCCACAGCGAGGCTATCGAGGTCACGGAGCTCGCGATCAACGAGTACGTCACCTCGAGGACCAAGTTCCTCACCGTGACCCACATCACGCTGATCGGCGGCGTCCAGGTCGGCGGCACCATCAAGGTCGACTCTGTGGCGGGCAGCGCCAGCATCGTCGTGGGGCCGGCCGACGTGTTCAGCCTCGTCGGCTCCGTGGTCAAGGGGGAGAACAACGTGACGATGTCCCTGGACAATTGCTTCCTCACGTCCGGGGAGCTGACGTTCGGCAGCGCAAACTCCATCGTGCGCAACCCGGCGGCGTTCACCATGCAGGATCCCGACGCGGACCTCAGCCTCGACTATGACTAACGGCCGCACGGCCCAGGAGATCCTCAACTCTCCTGAGGCCCTCCGGCTCCGCGAGAAGCGCGCCCGGCTCGTGGCCGAGCGGAGCGCGGCCCTCGCGGAGGAGCAGTCGAGGTGGGACGCGGAGATCGCCACGCTCGAGCGGCGCACCCGGACCGAGATCGAGGAGATCGACCTCGGGAACGGGGACACCATCGCGGTGTGGTCGTGCCTCTCGGCGGACGAGACCCGGCTCCTCGGCTACCTGCAGAAGGCCCAGGTGGAGATCGCCGGCGGGCGGAACCCGAACGACCTCTCGGAGGAGGACGCCGAGGCCCTGGACGACGTCCAGCGCGAGATCATCGAGCTCGTGACCGCGAACCCGGTGATCACCGCGGAGTGGCTCCGGGCGAACCCGGAGAGGTTCGCCACGCAGGACGTGCTGGTCGCATCGATCGGGTACTACGCCCGGATGGGCGAGCGGGTGGAGCGGGCCGCTCGGGCTCGCTCCTTTCGCGGAAAGTAGCACCGGGCAGAACTGGGGCGAGTTCCTGCACCACCTCCGCCTGACGTGGCGGCAGTGGGGCGGGCTCTCCCAGGAGGAGCAGGTGTACTGGCGAGCATGGTGGGACAAGAAGCAGCGAGATCGGAAGGAGAAGGCAGACAATGGCGGGTGAACTGGGGGCGGTGGCCTACGACATCATCGCCCGGGACAAGACGGCGTCCGGCATCAAGTCGGCGTCCCAGAGGCTGAAGGAGGCCGGGGACGCCGCGGCGCAGGTGGGGCTGAAGATGTCGATGGCCATCACCCTGCCCCTGGTGGGCGGCGCGGCCGCGGCGACCTACCTCGCCGGCAACGCCATGGAGACTCAGAGCAAGTTCGAGCAGGTCTTCGGCGAGATGTCCAAGGACGCCCAGGACTGGGCGGAGACCTACGGGAACGCCGCCGGCCGGGCGACCTCCGACCTGCAGGACATGCTGGCCACGACCGGGTCCATCGTCAAGGCGATGGGGATGACCGGCGAGGCCGGCGTGGAGTTCAGCGAGCAGATCGCGCAGCTCGCCGTGGACATGGGCTCGTTCCACAACTCCTCTGACATCGAGGCGTTCACGGCGCTCCGCAGCGCGATCACCGGGGAGTACGAGCCGATGAAGCGCTTCGGCGTCATCGTGAACGAGGCCAAGGTTGAGCAGGAGCTGCTCAACATGGGCATCGAGGGCGGCACCAAGGCCGCCACGGACGCCGAGAAGGCCCAGGCGCGTATGAACATCGTCATGCGGGCCACGACCGACGCCCAGGGCGACGCCGAGCGCACGGCCGGGTCGTTCTCCAACCAGATGAAGGCCCTCGAGGCCGACGCGAAGGAGCTCGGGGAGTCCATCGGGGCCGACCTCCTGCCGGCGGCGCAGCGCGGCATCGACGTCGTGCGCCGGCTGGTCACCGGGTTCGGGAACCTCGACAGGAACACCCGCGGCGTGATCATCGTCGTCGGCGGGCTCGTGGCCGCGATAGGCCCGGTGGTCTTCATCGGCGGCAAGGTGGTGTCGACCGTGGCGGCCCTGAGGACCGCCCACACCGCGTACACCACGTCCGCGTTCGCCGCCACGGTGGCGACCCGCGGGTTCTCCGCGGCGCTGCTGACCACGCCGGCCGGCGTGGTGGCCCTGGCTATCGCAGGGGTGGTCGCCGGGCTGGCGGTCCTGATCTGGCACCTCGGGCAGGCCGAGGAGAAGGCCTTCGACCTCGGGGACGCCATGTCCTACTCCGCAGACGAGATGCGCGAGGAGGCCGCGGCCCTCCGCGAGGAGGAGAGCTTGCTGTCCAGGATGGCCCGCACCATGGCCGCGTACGCCCGGAGCTCGGACGAGTACGGGCTCGAGTTCATGATGTCGTTCGCCGGGATCCGGCAGAGCATACGCGACACCAAGGCCGACCAGTGGGAGTACGCCGCCACGGTCAAGGACGCGATGGACGCGTCCCAGGCCGAGCTCCGGAAGGCGGATCAGTCCTACTCCGACCACCAGCGCGCCGTGGCCAACCTGGGCCAGCAGTACGACGAGCTCAAGTCCGCGATCGACCGGGCGATGGAGATGCCCGAGGACATCGACGACCAGGGGCGCGCCATCGAGCACGCGGAGATCGCCCTCGAGAGGGCGAAGGAGCGACAGAGGGGGCTCGGGGCGGACGCCACGCGCCTCGACCGCCAGGAGGCCGACCTGGCCGTCCGCGACGCGCAGGACCGGCTCGAGGACGCCCGGGACCGGATGAGCGACCTCGAGGCCGAGCAGGACGAGATCCTCGGGGGGCGGACCCTCGAGCAGGCCGAGGCCCGGCTCTCTGAGCTCCAGCAGCAGAAGGATGAAGAGATCACCCTGATGGAGCAGGCCCTCCAGGACCGCAACAACCTCCAGGCGTACTACGACGGGCTGGCGCAGCAGCAGGCCGAGGACCTCGGCAACGGCGTCCGGGACAACTGGCTTGCCCTGAAGAAGGACATCGAGGAGAACCCCATCGCGGCCCGGGTGGGCCTCGACATGGACTGGTTCGGCAGCAAGCTCGCCGGGGCGGGGATACCCGCCATGGCCAGCGGCGGGATCGTCACCGAGCCCACCCTGGCCCTGATAGGCGAGGCCGGCCCTGAGGCCGTGGTCCCGCTCTCCGGGGGCGGGGGGTCCTCGACATCGTTCGGGGGCGACACCCTGCGCATCGACCAGATCAACGTCAGGAACGAGCGGGACCTCGACGAGATCTTCAGGCGGTGGGAGGAGATGCAGCGGTCCAAGCGGGTGCAGCGGGGGGTGAGGGCGTGACGATCACCTTCGACGGGGTGGAGCTCAGGAACCCGGCCCCGTTCAGCATCGCGCCGGTGGTCCTCTGCAGCGAGACGACCCTCCTCTCGGGGCGGGTCGCCGTGCAGACGACGGCCGAGACCGGCCTCCGGGTGAGGCTCGAGTGCGTCACGCAGGACTATGCCGATGTCAGCGCGCTCCTCGCCAAGGTCGGGCAGAAGGCGACCCTGATCATCGACGGGGTCTCATACACTAACTGTGCGATCAGGTCATGGGGCCGCCTCGAGGAGAGGCCGCCCGGCACCTGGTGGTACGAGGTGACGTTCGTGAGGGAGACAGCATGATCCAGGGAGAAGGTACACTGACCATCAAGACGAGGATCCGCCGGAAGGACGGCCGGATCGAGGAAGAGGCCGAAGACTACGAAGTGAAGGACGGAGTGATCCAGAATGGCAACACTGACTAATGCGGGGCTCGAGGGAATCGCGAAGCTGCTGAACGGCGTCTCCACGGCCCCGTTCAAGTACGTCGCGGTCGGCTCGGGTATCACGGCCGAGGCGATCGACCAGACGGAGCTGGCGGACGAGATCACCACGAACGGCCTCGGCCGGGCGGAGGCGACCTGCGGGTATGAGGCGACCGGGAAGGCGACGTGGTCGAAGGAGCTCGTCTCGACCGCGGACGGGATGCAGATCAGCGAGGTGGGGATCTTCGACGCGGCAAGCGACGGCAACATGCTCATGCGGCACAAGTACACCTCGGCGAAGGCGCTCGACAACACCGAGAGCCTGACGGTCTCGATCGTCTTCACCGAGGGGAGGGTCTCCTGATGGGGCTCTCCTGGGGCACCCCGGCCAAGGTGATCGACGCGGTGACGGTGGCCGCCGAGGCCGAGAGCGACCTCTCCGCTGAGATCGACCTGGACGCCTGCGTCGGCGTGATGGGGTTCACCGTGGTGGCCGTGTTCAACGTCGCCGCGATGGCCGGGGCGGTCCTGAACGTCTACCCCTGCTACGACGGGGTGGACTATGCCGACACGCCGGTCGAGACCGGGGGCGTCGACCTAAAGGACGAGGGCGCCTCGACCGAGCAGCACGTCTACTTCCCGATCTCGTGCCGGAAGGTGAAGGTCGCGGTCGAGAACCTCGATGCGGCGCAGAGCATCACCGGGGTCTCGGTCTGGGCGCACAAGCAGACGCTGTCGGCGTGAGGTGAGTCGTGGCCAGACTCCCTCTTCATCGGTGGCGATACTCCACCCGGCTCCTCTTCTCCGGGTGCGACCAGGCGACCTATCAGCAGGACCTCGTGATCCACCGGACGGCTGGCCAGGACTACGAGGAGGTCTTCGGAGGTCTCAAGGTCTGGCACATCTTCATCGGGCCGGCACTTCGGCCCGACTATGGGGATCTCCGGTTCACTGACCGCTACGGCCGGGAGCTCGCCTACTACCTCTGGCCCGGCTTCGACGCCGCGAGCGCCCTGGTCACCGTGCGGCTGGAGGGTGCGGACCGGGACGGGGTCCTGGCGGTGCATCACGGCAACCCGTCCGCGACGACGACAAGCGACGGGGACGCGGTATATCACTTCTTCGACGACTTCCTCGGGACTGCTGTCGATACGAGCAAATGGACGGGATCGTGTACCGTCGCTAACTCCTGGGCCAGACTCCCCAGTGGATCGGATTGGCTGGG